ATAAAAACCCCTAGTTGGAACACACCATATTCCCGTCCACATGGACCGGATTCTGCACTTGAACTATAGTGGCTAAATCTATTTGTTTGCACTCGAATCTCCATAAATATTCAAGACGCTCCATAATTTCTGAGGTGTTGTCGCCAAGCAGCCCAAATCCTACATTACACTTATGACACAACCATCCTCGAAATTTACCGGTTACGTGACAATGATCTAAGTTCCAAGATCCTACGCCACCTGGCATATCGCTTCCGCATGCGTCGCAATATCCGCTAGCTTCTCTATCCGGCAATGGCAAACCATTAACCCTCCTGCTTCTGTCAAGGCTATATTTGCGACTTTTTTCGGGTTTTTTAGCATAGCGTTGACGCGACCTTAAATTAACTAGCTCTGAGTTTTTCTGGTGCCACGCCAAAGATTGCTCGTACGCGCAACGCTTGCAGGTACTGTCTTTGTACCTGCCAGAGACATGCCCTCGTTTGCAAGGCTTTTCAATCACGACTTCTTTATCCCATCATGTTACCCACCCAAGTATCGCGCCCAACGGGAACACGAATATCCCGACGATCCGAACCACCAACAGTGTGGTAAATGGGCCGCCAGCCGAATAAATGATATCGGTGATATTCATCACCCAGCCGATGATCCCGGCGATCCACAACGCGATGAACGCGAACACACCCACCGCCCCTAATCCCTGGAAAAATTTGTACAAGTCAATCTCCTGCCAATGTTGAACCAAGCATCATCAGCCCCTCGTGCGTCAGATGCACCTCATCCTTACCTATCTTAACGTAGTGCTGAGCGCAAAGCAAGATCTGCGTAGGCACCGATATCATCGTATCCCACAGGCGTCGCGACAGCTTCTGCTCCTTCTTGAACTGTCGCAACGCGTTCACCACGCGCATGGCGTCAATGTACTCTCTCAGCGCGGGGTTACTCGTCCTCACGCCTTGATGTCCAGGTACTCGGCGAGGATCTTCCACGCCTGCGCGGCGCCGAACGCAACCTCGCACTTCCTCCCACACGCCCGCATCAGATCCATCATATCGCGCTGCTCCTTTTTGACGTCGCTCGGGACGCCGTCGACCCGCTTGAATTCTATATGGAGTCCGGTGAATCCTTTAGATGCCACGAAACATTCGACGTCAGGTACACCGGGAGTGAGCCCTTCGGCCCGGCGTCGAGCGCCTGCAATAGCCGCCGCGCGGCCACCAACTGTGCCTCCGTTGGGCACGGCAAAACAAAACTCCCTGAGCTTTTTACCGCGATACGGGATGTACGAGATGAACCGAAAAAACTCAACCTGCTCGTCATGCTCCTGGTATTTTCTGGACATTGTTCCTCGTCATCAGCGTGTTGATGTCCGACTGAGTGATCGCACGTTCCGCGAGTAGACCACTCAATACCGTGGCAATCTCCGCCTGGTCCGCCACGATCCCGTGGTCCGCTATCTCTTGGCGTATCCACGGTTTTATCTCGGCTCCTGCGGGTCGTATTCCGACGTCGTTGAGCTGGGAGACGACGATGCAGTAGAGCTGGGTGAGTCTGTCTTATTTTTGGTAACCAAGCCACTTGTTTGTTTCCTCCAATAAATACTCCTCGGTGCCGAAGCGCGCCTCAAACTCTTCCTTGCTCTCGGCAAGGGATGGTCCGTAAAACTCGCGCATCAGCGCCGGGGTCATGTTGCCATCTGGCACAGCCCTATGATACCAGGGTGACAGCGGTATTGTGTACATGTGCCCCTTGCGGCGACCGGCGCTGGTGATGTGGTGAACATCCGCGTCCTTGTACGCGCCAAAGGACAGCCGGGTAACGATGCACCCCATGCGCGACACCTTATCCATGCGCTTTGATTCTTCGACGGTTGGTGCTTTTTTGCTCATATTTCCCACGGTGCCGCGTTCATCGCGGACGGCTCTACTCGGAATGCGTCGGGCTTCATAAAGTGCTCGGGGATTTCTTCGCTCATTCCCGTTGGCGGATACTGATTCTCAGCAAGGTACCGTGTCGGCTCGGTTGCGTACTGATCGAGATGGAACTGCCGCTGCTTACGGTAAAAGTAACCGGTGAGTTCGCCGATAATTCCTCGGGTGCGCTGCTTGAGGCAGTACAGGAGCATCGCCGAAACATCTTCAAAGCCTGGGTTTGGAGGCCCACGGCGTACAAAAAATACGTTGAAAGCCAGCCGCCCCAAATCCGAAGAGCCCGCGACGTCCCACGTATTCGGCGCCTGGTCCGCGGCCAGCGGCTTGCGCGGGTGAGCGACCAGGTGAATGTGTACTCCTTTCGCCCGGGCGGTAGCAGATAGGAGATTGGCGAATTTTCTTTGGGCTTCAATGTCATCGCTAGATATATCCAGAGCCATCAGTGAGTCAATGATAGCATGCTTGCAGCCCTCTTTCTCGGCTAGGTCGCGCACCGTCGCCAGGATCTGCTTGTGGTCCGCTATGCCGACCCGCCCCCACACCTTCAGCCGATCCCCGTACTGCTCCAAGAATGCCGTTAGGTGCGCCTCCGTCGGCGTCTCTACCCCGGCAGCGGTTGCGGCCATCTCGATGATAAACCACTCCGGGTCGCTCTCCAGGATCGCCGCGAAGACGCACTCGGTGGGCTTCGATGTTCTCAGGACATGCAGCACCGTCTGCCGTATCAGCGTGGTCTTACCGGCTCCCGGGAAGCCTGACCAGATCGACACCTCGCCACGGTACAGCCGGATCTTGTCGCCAGCTGGGTCGATAGGTAGCGTGTCGAAGTCCGCCATGTAGTCGTTGTACCGCTTCAGCATCTGCGCCGGGCTCATCGCGGCGACCTCGACCAGGATACGCTCCGGGGCGTCGTCCGCTCCTGGCGCCTCCTCGGTAACCAGCATCCTCCCGATCTTTCGGGCGCGAGCGATGGCGTCGACCCGCTCCAGGGATTCATCGAGGTTCTCTGCGGTTTGCTTAATTGTCACCCAAGTACTCCAGTGCCGCCGCGATCCTGCTGCACGCCACCCCAAGTTGATCCCGCTCTTTGCTGCTCAGAACCTTCCCCTCGGCCATGTCGGCGGCGAATATCGCCAACTGGCCGCCGACGTAACCCAGCGCCCTGAGCGCGTCTATCGCTGTGAACTTTGACTGCGCTACTCGTCCTGTTTCGTCTGGGCGCCAGGTGCCATCACCCGGTGGGAACAGCTCCATCGGTTCGAGTCCAATAGCTCCGAGAACATCCATAACTCCGCAGCCGCCGAAGCAATGAAGCAAAATTTTCCCATTGTCGTCCTTAATTGCGAGGCTGGGGGATTTATCGTCATGCGCGGGGCAACAGGCCTGCCATTTGTTGGGGCCTGTTTTCTTGACTTTACGGAGGTTGTTGAGGACATTCTCGATACTCAAGTCCAGCGCGCCTTCTCAGCTTTCACAAACGCCGACGGCGTGGGGAAGAATCGCTCGTGCTCGTGGATGTACCTGACCGCGTAGTCAAACCCGTCACGCGGCAAATGCGACAGATATTTCCAGTACACGCGCGCCATCTCAGCCGTGACCTTGCGCTCGTGGATGACGCCGAATTCGTTGAGCGCGTCGACCAGCGCCTGCTTGTCTGAGTCGATCATTTTAGATCCTCGACGGTGAGCCTTGCGGTGGCATCGGATCTGCCAGTCGGAAGGAACAGCCCCTGGTACCCGTTGCCCGCGCTGTGCTCGACGGCTTCTCGCTGCCGGTCGCCCATCTTAACCATGCGCGAAATAAGCCATGGGTACATCCCTGGTTTCACCGGTTTCCCAGTAGCCTTGCGGTACTCTACCCATTCCATGAAGGCCTCGTAATCTAGGCCCTCTGCGTTAGCCGCCATCTCGTTGGCCGCCTGTGTGGTCAAAATCTTGGTTTTAGTCATGTCACCTCCTGGGTGCGTGAAGCTAACACAGGACCGTGACCTCGCGCAAGTGTTGACTTTTGATTTCGGGTGCGATTATAATCCCAGCGGAGCGAAATCTTACTTCCTGTGAATCCTATTCCAATTCAAACTCAAACTCCAAAATAGCCCGAAGGGCGTCCCCGTAGTAGATGCTTGAAGTAATGTTAAATAACGCGCGCGAGGGTTGACATTTGCTGCGCAGTGAATGATGCTGGATGCCTGACCACACGAGGTAACCGACTTGGCATACAAACCCACGCATATTTTCCCTTGGATTGAGCAAATTAATTACACTGGGACGCTGTTCACAGATTTCTACGTCGCCAGCTGGAGATTCTTCCGTTGCTCGCCGATGGAACGCTCGAACCACGACTTTGTCAAGGAGAATCTTCTGGATAGCGGAGCCGCCCCAGGTCACGTACTCACTCCGACGTTTACCGATGAGGTCATGGGGTTCCGGTATTACGTTCTTGTGCACCGCGACGCCGACAAGGCGCTGCGGATGGCGGACATGTACGCGAAGCGGATCCTGTTCAAGGGTAGCCTGGATCCAGAGAATGAGCTACGGGTTGACCGGAAGACGATCCACTGCACCTGGGCGCAGTGCGGGGTGCCTGCCAGGATGTCCATCTGCAAGGAGGCCGGTATCAGCATCTTCGCGTCTCGAAGCAACGAATTCCCGCAACGGTACGCCACTGAGCTGTACGCCGCGCTATCAGAGGTCTCCCATGGCGAATAAGTACCGCAACCAGAAGTCCGCGAACGCCGCCGGACACTACGCATCCCTGTGGATCCCCAGCGGGACCAGCCTTATACCGACGACGATCACCAACCAAAAAAAGAGCCACGCGAAGGAGATTGAGGCCGCGAAACGTGCTAAAATACTGGCCGAAATGGAGAAGTTGACAGGCGGCCCAGTCTCGGGTTACTCTCACAAGATCGACGGCGTAAACCGCAGATGGACTGGGGTTAAGGGAAATGGAAGCGACAATTGAGGACTTCAACGACGCTAGCTGGCACCAGCAGCAGATGGAAGAGCTGGCTCAGACGTATCAGCAGACGCTGGCGCAGGATCCAGGTTACGAGAAATTCTTACAATCATTTACGGAGCAAGAGTAGTGGCACATAGCGCAATCAAGGCATCATCGAAAGGCGGCGGACGAGACTTCGAGCCGGTACCAGCCGGTACTCACTTCGCCATCTGTATCGGCGTTTTCTACCTTGGCATCCAGAAGGTAACCTTCGAGAAGGAGACCAAAGAGCAGCCGAAGGTGTACTTCAAGTTCGAGGTACCCGAGTCCAGGTCGAGTACGAGAAGGACGGGAAGAAGGTCACGGGACCGGCGACCATCGGTCGTGAGTTCACGCTGAACATCGGCAACAAGTCCAACCTGGGTCCGTTCATCTCGAACTGGCGCGGCAAGGAGTTCACCGACGCGGAAGCGGAGGAGTTCGACGTGACGTCGCTGCTCGGTAAGGTCTGTAACCTGGGCGTGATTCACGCGACGAAGGGCGACAAGACCTACGCCAACATCTCCAGCGCGGGCAAGATACTGAAGATTCAGCAGGACGCGATTGTCGCGGGCACGTTGAGCGCTGAGGCTCACAACCCGCTGCTGACATTCAACGCGGACGAGCCGGACGACAGCGTCTACCAGAAGCTGCCGAAGTTCCTGCGGGAGAAGGTCGACAACCGGATCACGACGAAGCCGAACGGGAAGCCGCTCGATAAGGCTGCGGGCACTCAGCAGTACGCTGGTGCCGCTCAGGATTTTGACGACGATATTCCGTTTTAGCGCGTGGTCGATAACTAAACCGAGTCCCGCCCGCTCGCATCCGATCCCGGCACAACCCGCTCTGGCGGTAACCGGCAGGATGGCGGGCGGGGACTGGGCAGATAAACACACAGGAGAAATTGACGTGGATAAAAAACTGAAAACGAAATGGGTCGCGGCGCTGCGCAGCGGTAAGTACAAGCAGGGTCGTGATCAGCTAAAGACGGTCCTGGAGCCAGGTGACCGCCACATTCTGCTGCCTTGGCGTCCTGAAGGAAATTGAGCCCAGCATCCGCGCCTGGAGGGGTAATTACCTATCATGCAAGACATCCGGCATAGATGCCAGTACTCAGAATAAGCTCGCCGAATTTAATGACGGTGTAGGCGACGTGGGGCGTCCCTGGGGTTTCCGGCGCATCGCGACCTGGATCGAGAAAAATCTGTGAAGTACCTGCACGTCTCGAAAGAACTGGTCGTGGTCCCGCGGATGGCGCTCGGCACCGACGGCAAGCCGGTCCCGGTGGAGGGGCAGTTCGACTACGCGCTGGCTCGTGACGGCAGCACGTACACGCGCCCGAAGCCGAAAGTACCCAGCCGTCGCGATAAGCAGCGTAAGTGGGGCGCGCACATGCGGCACTGCAAGCACATCAGCGGTGGGTACCAGGTGATCTACCTGTGAGCGATTTCACGCACTGCGACAGTGTGATGTGCCCCCGGCTAAATCTGTGCCGTAGGTGGTTGTCGCCGCGTGTTGACGGCGACCTGGTGTACGCGGTTCCGCCGTACGAGCTAGAGGGGTCGTGCGACGCATTCATGCCGGTGACCGCGTACCAGGAGAAGCAGCCAATGGGCCAGATCATTGACGAGAGGGCGTAAATGGATATCTACCTCGTCAAGACCCTGGGTGGCGCACTGAAGCCGATTGACGGCACCGGGGAGGAGATTATCGACACCCTGGGCGCGGGAGAGGTCATCAGGGCGACGATCAAGAAGGACCGCAACCCTGGGCACCACCGGAAGTTTTTTGGCCTGCTTGGACTGGTATACAAGAATCAGGAACGATATTTAAGCCAGGAGGCTCTGCGGTTCGCGGTGATGGTCTCCGCCGGTTACGTCGACACCATCGCGCTAGAAGGCGACAAGGTGACGTTCCGACCGGTTTCCATAAGCTGGGCGCGTATGTCGCAGGACGAGTTCGAGTTATTCTACAACGCGGCGCTCGCCGCCATACCTCGCCTCTTGCCGCAGTTCGCGGGCGTGGATCTTGACCGAGAGCTGCTCAACGCGGAGATTTGAGTGAAGTCCCACATGATGTCCGATACGCCCGAGTACAGCACATGGTTATCCATGATTAGGCGCGGCACCGGAAAATGTGATACAAAGTACTACGCCGATAGAGGTATCGGCGTATGTGAGAGATGGTTAAAATTCGAAAACTTCTTTTCTGATATGGGACGAAGACCAATTGGCACATCTATAGATAGAAAAGACAATTCCATGGGATATGAACCAGGTAACTGCCGCTGGTCTACTAGATCTGAGCAGATGCTCAATCGCCGTAAATTTGTGCATTTTAGGCCAAGAAAGAAAACCATCAAACGCACCCACTGCGCTGCTGGTCATGAGTATTCTGAGGCTAATACCTACGTGCATCAAAAATCAGGAACACGTAGATGCAGAGAGTGTAAAAACGCAACATGGAGAAGGATGTATGACCGACAGAACAATACGACCCTATGAGGGTATAAGCGCTGACAATTTTCAATCATGGGTCGAGGCCGGTTGGACACGTAAGTCTAACACGCCGGTCGATGACGTCCGCGAGCTGGCGATCATGGTATTCGGTCTTGCCGGTGAAGTCGGCGAGGTGATCGAGCCAATCAAGAAGGAGCTGCGCGGCGACGGGCCGCTGGATCGTAGTAAGCTCAAGCTGGAGCTGGGCGACGTCCTGCACTACCTGGCGCGCATCGCGGCCCGGTACGACATCAGCATGTCGTCCATCATGCAGGCGAATTGCGAGAAAATCGAAGCACGCCGCGGTAATCGCGCATGGGAGCAAAAGTGAGCCAGACAAAGAAAGGAAGCATCGCGGAGGTCGCCGCCAACCTCGCGGTGGGTTACAGCGTCAACTTCTGCGCGAATCTGTTAATATTGCCGCTCTTCGGGTTCCACACGCTTACGGTGGCGAAGAACCTGCAGATCGGTGTTCTGTTTACCATCGTCAGCATCGCGCGTCAGTACGTGCTGCGGCGTTGGTTCAACTCGCTCAAATTTGGCAATAAGGGGAATGTTTAATGGGGGCACTAGAAGATGATCTCGGGTACGCGGCTCACCTGAAAAATATTGGTGTTGCGTTGGAGCGCGCCACCCCGGCGATTATAAAGGATAAGCAACCTCGGAAAATTGGCATCGGCGACGTCAACAGTGACGCCAAGGGCAGCGGCGCCCGGTTTAACACCGGCAAGCCTGACCTGAGCCTCATACCGTTGCACCTCCTCGAAGGCGAGGCGCGCGTGTGGGCGTACGGCGCGAAAAAGTACTCGCGCAACAACTGGATGAAGGGTATGGCGTGGTCCGTGCCGCTGGCGTCTATGCTGCGCCACATCGCGGCATGGCAGGCTGGCGAGGACATCGACCCTGAGACTGGCGAGTCGCACCTGGATCATATCTCGTGCAACGTGCGGATGCTGCAGCTGTACCGGACCACGTACCCTGAGGGTGACGACCGTCACAAAGGGTAGTTGACAGCCGGGGCCGGTCTGTATTAGACTGGCTCCGACTTAAAAACCTGGTGCGCTTATACAGGGGGTTTCATCGAAACCTGAATCTCGGACCTAGGGTGGAAAGTGGCTGTGAGGGCCTGATGGACCCCCGCTATAAGCGCACCAACAACCGGAGAAATGAAATGGAACGCGAAGACAAATTCAATCGATACTTGGACAACATCATCGGGATCTTAGCGCTGCTTGGGTTGATGTTCATTCTGTGTCAGGCCGCGAAGGCCGACGAATCTGACGAGCACTACGGGAACTTCTTTACCAGCCAGCCGGTGCTGGAGTACGTCTTCGTCGCCGCCAACCTGGCGGATATGTCGACCACGCTCGACATCAAGAATCACCCCGGGCTGCAGGAAACTAACGCCCTGCTCGGGGCGCATCCCAGCAACGGCAAGATCTACGGGTACTTCGCGGCCACCACCGCGATCCATGCCGCGATCACGTACGAGCTGGTCAGTCAGGATGTGCCGAAGCCGCTCGTAAACGCCTGGGAGTGTGTTAGTATCGCGTACGAGGCCGGTACTGTCGGTCACAACCTATCATTCGGCCTGAGGTTCAAATTTTGAAGTACGTCGCCCTAGTTTTTGTTGATCCAGCTGGCAAACCTGCCGCTGATGGTGCTCGGTTGGGTGCTGTGGCTTGGGCCATTCATCGGGATCGGCGTCCCCTGGTTGTGGCGGAACGACGACGACCATGCCATTATACTGTCGATGACGCCGTGGGCTCGGTACACGTACAACGCCTGGCGGAACCCGGTGGCAAATCTTCGCCATGTGAAAGGTGTATCGGATGTCGGCCGCCCGCTATGGTGGAAGACCTGGACGATCCGCGGCAAGCCGTATTACGTCAAGGCTGGTTGGATGTCCGACGGGTACCCTGCTTTGTCTGCGGGATCAGGTAAGTGGTAAGGATAAGGACGTGGAGCGTCATCGCACTCCTGGCGATCATAGCCTTTGGGTTGTGCGGCCGAGTGACGTGCGTGACGCTCCACCGTGGCAAGACCGATCTGATGTACTGCGAGATTGGGAACAGCTTCGATAACGCGCTGAGTAAAATTCCGCAAGAGGAGCAGGAAGATGACGACTTCGGACCAGACGAAAAGCCATTACGAGTTCGATCACACTAACAGTTTTCGTGTCGGTGGTACTGCGCAGGTTCCATTTTGCTCGCATCTTGATCGCTGGAACGCATACAAAAAGTCGCTGCTCGAAGCTCAGCGCGACCGGCTAGCACATCCTGAAAAGTACCAGAATGGGCTCATGTGCCCAAAGTGCGACGGGACTCTGTACGACACCTTGCAAGTGATGTCGCAAAGCCCTACAATGCTCCGGGTGAAGTGTCAGAACTGCAATTTCAGAGGTGAACGATATGAATGATTACCAGCCGCAAGAATGGAACGACGTAACCGAAGACTACCGCGTCGGCACAATTCTGACAGAGGAATTCCCGTACCAGCTTCGTATTGAGTCAGCCAAGCGCTGGCTCGGCGACCGGTACGTGTGCGCGAAACCAATCAACAAGAGGGCTGCGTAATGGCAGGAAAACGATCAGAGTTCCCCAGCGCGAACGCGCTTACCCAGAAGGTGGTAGAACTTGAGGTGCGGCTTCGAGATATGATGGTCATTATGGCCGCAATCTCTTTCACGCAAGAGGATAAGATGTTCTCGGTGCCGGTGGCGGTAATCGAGCAGATCGCGGGCGCGAGCGTGGACTTCAGCTTCAACCGGGTGACTCAGGAGTACGAGTTTAGGTACGTCCCACCTGCGCCGGTTGAGGAGACCGTGGAGTCGCCCAGCGGACTGATACTACCCGCCAGCGTCCACCCGGAGCGCGAGAAGGCGTTACGCGATCCGACGAAGCCGCTCAAGGGTGAGGTCAACCTGTGAACGGCTGGGATGACTTCATGGACGCCGTTGACGAGCTGCCACGGTGGGAGCAGGTTCGCATTCGCGAGAAATTCGATATGATGGCTGCCGCTCAGAAGGTCGAGCAGCGGATCACGGCGCGCGGCCACCTACGGGCCGTAGGCTCCAGCTTTGCCGGTCAGAATATAATCGCGGGCGGTCTCCGGTGACACCCCTAACCGTTCTGCTGCTTTTCCTATTTGGGTCGCTAGTATCTCTAATTTTGGGGCTCCGATTTTACTGGTCACGCCCGTGTACGGAGCGAAGGCTCCCCACGCCGTTGCTTGCGCTGGCACCGCACCGTATCCAGCTTGAGCTGCCACGCGATCTCGCCACCAGGGACCAAGTGTCTGCATTTCTGGAGTGCTGGCCGACGACGCCGGGACAATGTCTTGTCCTTTCAATGTCCGCGGATTGCGAGTATCAGCTAGCCCTACTCCGCGCGCCCAATGGGCGTCGCCTACTGGCATGTCTGTCTGAAATCCCGTCTCAGGAACACCAGACGCCCCAATGTACATCGGAACCTTCGGGGACTGCATCTGGATCGAACCCGTCCGCAGGTAGTCCGCCATCGGGCCAGCCTGCGCGGTTGGATGGTACGCATGGCCTGGTACACCCAACATATCAGGCGGAAAATCACCTATCCCAGGACGGGCATCATTTGCAATCCCAGCATATTTCTGGAAATCAGGGAATCGCCCTTGAGCGTCAAGCCAGTGCGCAGAGGTGCCTCGACCAATCTCTGTTGCGACGTCAGAGCCAGGACTAGCCATGCCCATTAACGTGTTGAACTTCGCGTACTTTGCCGGTGCGTCTTCGTCGCCGAAGATCTGCCGGAAGCGCTCATAGAGAGGATCCATTGAGTACCAACCAGTCATACCAGTGTGTAATGGCGTTCCACGCGCTTCGTTCAGAACGTCTATCAGACGTTGTTCGTTCTGCGGAGTCATTACTGCACGCGCTGACGCAGCTCCAGTCCCACCCGGTTTCGCCCCCGGAAGAGTTCCAATATCGTTACCTTGCCGACCTAATGCGATGTCGGATAGATCTTGACGACTTACGCCGAATAGTTGCTGCAGCAGAGGGTCTTCAGGGCCGACCATCTGATTCGCGTCAGAAATCGTCTGACGAGGATCATTGTAAATGCCGGGGAACGCAACCCGCTGAGCAGGGTCTACGGTCGGCTTCCCGTGCTTCCAAGCAGTCTGAGGACGCTGATTCCGTTCTGGGTCAAGCTGGTCAGGGGTATTTGCCGCCGGAATTTTTGAACCCGCAAGGTAATCCTCTACGCCAGGATCATGCTCAGAATCTTGCAATCCCAGCGGATCGTCACTCACAGGGAAGTTGACGCCAGTATGCAGCTCACGAACACCAGGAGCGCCGTAGCTCTTCGCCGCAGCCATAGCACCCTCGTAGTCGGGTTCGACGTGAGCAACGTGCATAAAATGATTACCGTCGTCGTCGCTCTCGATGTGGACGGCAGCCTTAGGATTCTCGAAGGCGTCCTGGTTCGAGACGAGGAAATCGTGGACGTCCTGTGGCGTTGGTGCCGTGTCCATCGACACGCTGCGATTAAGCTCATGGGGCACAGCGTAACCTGCAGCGTGGACGTCACCGGTCGTTGGGTTGTAGGTAGCGGAACCATCCTGCGCGACCTTATTGAGGAGATGTGTTGCCTGGTCGGTGTCGGGAGCCGCGTACTTCGCGACCAGTTCTCCGATATCACCAAGACCCAGGGCCGCCTCTCCACCCTCGGCGAACCCCACTGCCCCACCTGTGGCGAAATCGCTAGTGTCTAGCGTGTCGTCGTAAAGTGAGGATACTGGGCTTGTTTGGATTTTTCCTCGCGACGGAGCCGGTCTTGCCCTTGAGTAAAGATCAGACACGTTTGAGGCTACAGGCGCTGGTACAGGGCCCGGGGGTGGCTGCACGCCTGCACCCAACACCTCGTCCCTCAATGATTGCTCCTGCGGGGTCAGTATGCGCGTCGCCGGGGTGGGGCCGAAAAGCCTAGCCTGTCCACGGAATATCCCGCCGCCTTGCGGCGTGTGATACCCGGCAAAGCCAGCATCCTTGAGCGCGTCCTCGGCGTCGCTGTAGCTCGAAGAGTCTGCGCGGTACCCCTCAGGGTCTGCGCTCATGTCGTACATCGAGCTGGCCGGAACGCTGACGCGGTACGGGGTCTTACTCTGTAGCGGCTGCTCGATGTCTTTCGGGTCTATGTCGGCAGGGTACAGACTGATGGTCTTCATGCCGCCGCGCCGCGCCTCCGCCCCCTTCATTCCGGTGCCGTAAGCCGCCGGATCTAGCGTCACTTGCGGGTCGCTCAGGTTCGACATGTGCAGGAAGTGCATCATACGTTGGTCGTCTGGCTGGTTGTACACGTCGGGCAGCACTACGGCTTTCTGCGGGGCGTACACGGTGTTCGCTCCGCTTGCGGTCTTGTTGCTTTCCCCGTTGGGGCCGAAGTTCACCCAGCTATTCTGCCCACGGGTCTCCGCGGTCATCGCGGGACGAGCCTGGTCGCTGAACATGCGCGCGTGCTGGTTCCAGGCGTTCTCCTCGCCATCTGCGCGGAACCCTAGACCCTCTTTGGCGTGCCCGAAGTAGTCGTGAACCACCCGGAAGATGTCGTTCGCAGTGGCGGGTTGTCCAGAAATAGTTTCTCCAGAGTCCTGCAGAAGCGGATGATCGAGCGGCGCAGCGCCCTCAGTTCCGAAGCCCGACGACGTCGGGAATACGTACATGTGGTTATTGTCATTGATATCCTTCACAGCGAGACGGGGCGTTGCCGCGTACGGGTCTGGGGCGCCAGGCGGGATGAAGTCGACCTTGAGCCCGGCGTTCTTTGCGTACTGATACTGGGCCAGTGTCTCCTTGATGAGGGCGTCGTAGGACGCTTTTACGGCTGGATCCGCTGGATTGTGCTGGGCCGCCTCGTACGCCCCCGCAATAGCCTTGCCGCGCGCCGGGTCGGCCTTCACGTACGCGGGCTGCGGTGGGTTACTGATCCCGGCGTCTTGCATGTACTGATCCGCGACCTGGCGGATTTTTGGATTTGGGCCGACTTGCGTTGGTCCGAGTCCTGGGATTGTGACACTCGTCGGCAATCCGGCAAGCGGTTTAGCTTCGGGTGCGCCGTACTTTGCTACCAGCGAGCTGATGTCGCTGAGCAGTGGCGCCGCTTCGCCGCCCTCGGCGAACGCCTGGCTGCCGACGTAGCTGTTCGGGTTGAAGTGCGGGGTCTCGTCCACGGTCGCGTCGTCAGCTGCCGCCTGCTTGGGGATCTCAAATACTGGGCGTCCGTTGTTCGAGAGCCCCACATCTCCGTCATTCGGATCCTGTAGGTGGGTCACGTCCTCGTTGCGAACCGCTCCCGGTACCTTGGCGTAGGTCTTCGCCGCCGGTACGCTGACCTGAGTGTCAGAGCGGTACGGGAGCCCCATGTCGTGCGCGTTCGAGATAGCATCACCCAGCAGGTCTGAGCCGATCCCCTGCCCCCGGTACTCTGGTGCCACGTCCATACGAAGGCTGCTGACGCCGTCGCCGCGCTTCACGTAGGTAATGTGCCCGATGTGCTGCCCGGTTTGAGGGTCCATCGCGACAATCGACTGGGCGTTGTCCGGCGGGCTAAAATTAGACGGGTAAAGGCTCGGATCGACGTCAGTAGCCGCAATTTGGGCTTTTACGTACGAAGGTTGATTGTTGCGCTGCGCAACGGCACCTTCGTGCTCTGCCTGGCGGCCTGAGAAGTCGCTGGGCGGGACTTCTGGGGTTGGGATTCCCTCTGCAGCCCTTCGTTGGTTTGCGGCTGCCTCACGGGCCAGGGTGCGCTCTGTGGCGCCATCTGGGAGCACGGGAGAGGCGCTGTACTTGGAAAGTAGCGCGGAGGCGTCCCTACCGGCGACTTCCGCACCGGCCTTACCGAGTATCCCCTCCGGGGTGAGCGCCATCGGCGCGGCATCGGCAATCGCCCCCACGGCGCCCGCGGCGCCCGCGCCCCCGTACTTACCGGCCAGATCCGCAAGGTGCTGGCTTCCCTCGCCATAGGCCTGGGAGAGCGCGTGCGCGCCGGATCCCACCGTGTACCCGGGAACCAGTGGCGCGTTAGCGATGCCGTTGTACGCGGGTGCGACGTGACTTCGGATGTAGTCAGCGCCCTCCGGGGTAAGGTCTCCCGGGGCGTACTGCTGCTGGTACTTATTGACCGCGTCTGCGGCGGCGTCCATGCCGTGCGGAAGCTCAGACAATCCCTTAATCCCGGAAAGAGCCTGGACGCCTATTGACTTCAGTACGTGACCGACAACGTTATTTAGGCCACTTTGCTCCGATAGGTACCGGGCGACCAGCTCTTTTTGATCCATACTACGTCTCTAACATACCCGGGTTGACGGTGCCACGGCTGTACTCGCCGTGCTCTTTGTGGAAGTCTATACGCTGCATCTGCTGCTCTGACCGGTACCCGCTCATGGAGTGCCAGCCGTCTTTCGGCGCCAGTGTGTTGAAGGCCTCGGCGAATACGCCGCGCTGCTCTTCTTGTTTGGTGTGGTGGATGTGGCCGGTGAGGAAGTGCCGGTGGACGGTCTCGCCCCACAGCTTCGGCTGATCGTACGCCATTATACTCTGAAGGTCGCCGAACTTACAGGTGTCACCGTGCGTGACCCCGATGAGGCATTTTCCCCAGTGGTGGTAGAAGTAAGCGCCGGGGTGCTGGTCAATGAAAACCCGGGGATCGTCCTCGTACTTCACCGCCAGTAGCTCCTGCATCCAGCTTGAGCCGTCTGGGTTGTGGTTACCGGGCGCGCAGATGACGTGAACCTCGTCGTGCTTCTTCAGGGCGGCGTTGATAAGGTGCCGCATTGCCCGCACCGCGACCTTGATCGCCTTCGGGAAGCGGCCGTCTACGTCCAGCATCGCGCCGCTCTGTGGGGTCACGTTCTTCTTGCCGTTCGCGTGCATAAAGTCGCCGACGTCAACAATCAGGGCGCGCTTCGAGTCGGGGGCGCGAGCCACCAGGTACTCCATCGCCGCCTTCAGCTCGCGTTCCGCGATACTCAGGTCGAACGGGGTGCCGCACTCCTTACCCCAGGCCAGCATGCCAAAGTGAGCATCGCCGACGACGTACGCCGACAGCATATCCATATCGGATAGCATCGGACCAGTCGACACGGGCTCTCGCGGGACGTCTTCACACATGGCCTCAAACATCGCCTTGAACGCGATACGGAGTTTGTCAGGGTCTACCTTAGCCTTTACCCATTGACGCTGCAGGCTACCGTCGCCGCCGTACTGCGTGGTCGCCTTATCGGCGAACATGCTGAGCGGAACGTCGAATAACCCGTCACTGAATTCGCCGACGAACTGCGTCCCCTCGGTCTCCGGGGCGCTGCGCTCGATCTGACCCCTGAGTTTACCGTCACCGTTGTAGGACTGGGTCATCTTGACGACATCGAAGCCGGTGGGCGGCCCAAAAGCGTCTCGGTTCTGCTTGATGCGCGATATATGATGGTGGACTGTGCTGGTGGATATTCCCAGTATTCGCGCGATCTCCCGATAAGAGGTACCGGCTTCCAATAATTTCTCTATCTCAGGTCGTATCTCGCTGCCTATGTTTTTCGCCAATGCAATCTCCTACTTGATGATTCGTAAATTCTTGACCACGGCGAGCCCAGATAACTGGACCGACATGATCTCGATACCGAAGCGCCAACCGCGCTTTCTGCAGGCTGCGGTCAACTTATCCAGTATTCCATCCCCGATGATCTCATCAAACGTAGATTCGTGCAACACCTTCCCTATCTCCCCGCTGCAGGCGTCGTACACCGCGTGCTCTACTTCAGACACTTCAAGTAATGCTTTTCGTATGTCGCTGATTTTATAAAGAACAATTGGGTGAAATCCAATGTGCTTTCCATCCTTGCTGATGATGCCGGATTCAGTTAAGCTGACGAACTGCGGGACCGTGTGCTCGGTCAGCACCTGATCGACGCCAAAGGGTATGAGCCAATGTAACCCGGGCTCAAGCTCGCGCACGAATTTACCCAATCTAACCAGTACGCCGCCCTGGTACGGCATCAGGATGATCCAGAACTTGAATAGGTCTATGCAGCCTACCAGCAGATCGATTAAGCGGTCGAACATGGCGCTCTCCTTAGGGGTGCGCTAGTCTATCACTCGTTACTGGAGACGCCCTGACTGACTCGGTTATCGAAGTCCTGCCCGACCTGGCCGCTGGCCTGATTGCCAGTGTTTGGGCTTGGTGTAGCAGCTTGTTCACTGCTTCCGGTGGCCTCCTTGACGGCTTGAGACACCAGATCCCAGAAGGTGCTCTTCTTGGGTTGCTGAACCTCGCCACCCTCCGCCATCGCGGGTTGCGGGCCAGCGGTCTGCGCGTCTTGAACCACCTTGTCGGCGGCGACCGGCGCCGTCGCGGTGGCACGCTGCACCATCTCCCCAATCGCATCCGGTAGCCGCGCTTGCGCGTACTTGCTTACCAAGTTGCTGCTTAGGCCACGTCCCGCAAGGCCGCCAAGCACCGTAGCCGCGACTGGCGCGATCCCGCCGTACGCCGAGTTTTCGTGCTGTCCATCCCCTTCACCGCCGCCGAATATTTCGTTCCCTGCCGCACCGGCTCCACCCACCAGTGCCGAGTACAGCAGCGCGCGTTGCGCGGTTCCCGAGTCTGGGTACTTCGACGCGAGCCAGTTCTTCGCGAAGTCGCCCAGCTCGCCGACGTCGCCACGGTTGTTCTTTGCGGCAATCGCTCGGCTCTGCACAAGCTGCGGGTTGATACCGGCGTCGCCTGCTTTCTCGGCCAGAGGCTGGATTGTTTTGTTGTTCCGGTACATACCACGGAGAGCGCCAAATACATCTTGCTCATCCGGCGTCATACCGGCGTGCATGGAGTCCATGTAGCTGTCCTGCAGCTGCCCCAGGTAGTACTTCAGGTCGCCGTCATTCGGTCCCAACCGGCGGATGTGCTGCCCGAGTGCGGTGTTCTGCTCGCGCCAGGCGTCGCCCGGTATCTGCCCGATAGGCCCACCAGGAAGCGGGTTGTTGATTGGGACGACTTTTGATGGACCAGCTTGCCCCATACCATAGAGATCCTCCGCCCAGTTGTTGACTATTTTCGCGTTCTCAGCCGTGGCCTTGCGGTTCACGTCGCTGAGCAAATTAGTGACGTCGTTCACGTTGTTCTGGGTAACGAACGCGGTGTGCCCCTTCGCCATGTTCCCGATAGCTTTGCCTACGGTGTCCTGAGCGGTGTCAGTCATGTCGTGGTTGATGGCGCCTTCGGCGTCTGGAATGCCCGCGGTGCGACCCAGGGCGTCATTGAACGCGCCGCGCTGCGCATCCGCGCGCTCCGACGCCCCGCTGAACGGCAGCTTGTCGAGGGCGCTCCCTACGAAACCAGTGAAACCACCGGCAAGTTGCGGCATGCTGAGCGGTATGTTGTACTTTTTGGCGATATCTGCGCCAAGTCGAGCCCCTTTACTGAGGGCGTCTTCACCAGTCCGAAACACTGAGTTAGCTGCGTCTCCAGCAACGCCTCCAATCTCGCCCGCAACCGCGCCAATTCCAGCGTTCCCAGCTCGTGTTTCACCGGTTCCCACTGGAGCGATAGCTCCATACCCAGCCCCAGTGGCCGCTGGTCGAGTGATTCGGTAGACGGCTTGGGCGGCTTGCAGGGCTCCTGGGCTGGTGCCCAGCTTGGCCGCGATCTTGGTCCCCAAAGCCTCCGCTCCCATCCCGGGAATGACGGACTGGGCGACTCCGCCAGCAATATTTCCAGCAAGTCCTGCGCCGGTTTGATCGAGGGGTGCATCCATAGACCGCTGGGCATCAGTATCTCCTTTGTTCCGTAGTCCGACGAGCTGAGCCAGCCCGCGCCCGGTATCGTACACCGACTGCCCGGCTCCCGCCCAGAATTTGTCGCTGTTGCTCATTCCAGCGGTGGGTCCATATTTCGCCATCCAGTTGGATCCGCCGGGTTGATCCGCCGGTCCCGGCGCGGTGAAGTGCGTACCGGTATCGACCGGTTTCTCGACTTCAGGGGTCACGGGAGCTGCGCTCATTTGCTGAGCGATCTTTATGGCGGCGTCCTCGTCTCCCGCGTCGTGAGCGGCGCGGAGCGCGGCCAATAGTTCGGTGTCGTTTGCCATTACTGCGGCTTCTGTGGTGGGGTGCCCTTGCTACCTGCGGCCTTCCACTGGGAGAGCGCGACGTAGTACTGCACGAGCGGGTCTTGCGCGGCAACCGCTGGCGGCTGCGTTTTGACTTTTGCGAGCGCCTGCTGCGCCTTCAGGTTATCCTGCAGGCGGCTCTGGTGGAACGGACTGAAATTCGCCTCGTACCACGTATTGAATGTGCTCGGCGCCGGGTCTCCGCCTTTGCGGACGTACGCGCCGAATAGCTTGCCCTTATTGACGGTGTCCTGCGCGACCTCGGCCTGCGCGCTCGCCAACATTTTCGTAACCGCCGGGAGTAGGTTATTTGATGGCAGGCTCTTCAGGCGTTGCTGGACTTCCATATTGGTGATTCGACCACCGTAGATGGCCTTTAGGCCGGAAGTAGCTGCGTTCAAAAAGTACTTGTCGGTATCCTGCTGCGTCGCGAGCTTCTTCATATCGGGGTCGCTGAATATCGCCTGCGTGACGTTGTCAGGGAGCACGCCGCGGAGCGTGTTCTCGAAGGCGCCAATCTTGAGACCAGCCGGACCTGTCAGGAGCTGCGGGTCGCTCAGCTTATCCATGTTTTGGAGCGCTTGCCCGTAGTTGTAGATCGTCTGCTGCGCGCCAACCCCAGCGTCCGCGAGTTCCTTGCCTTCGGTCTCCAGGTTCTTCTTGCGCACGTCCATGTCGCCAAAGTTATTGGCCTGGAACTGGTACTCCTTGAAGTAAGCGGGGTCGAACGCCTGTGACGCGGTGGCGACGTACGCGGGCTTCGTTGCGGGCGTGAGCGCGCCGTACTTCGGATCCAGCACCGTGGACGGCAGAAACAAGTCGTCGTACGGACTAGGCAGCGGCTTGGAGGGCGCCTGCGGCGGCGCGGCGGCGGGAGGTTGCGCGGCTACGGGAGGGGTCTGCGGTTGCGTCCCTTGGGGAACGTTCTGAGGCGGCTGCTGCGGAACCTGCGGCTTCGGGGCTACAGGCGGCGCGACCGGAGGAGTCTGTGGCGCTTGCGGTTGACGGTTCTGGTTGCTCTGGAGCGCGGCGGCGGTCGGCGCGAGTGACACCCAGCGCTTAGAGCCGTCTGGGTTCGGGAGCATATACCCCTTACCGTACATCCCGGCGAGCGACTTCTCGTTCCAGTACTGCTCCATGCCCGGGGCTACGGTCATCGAGCCGTCGGCGTTCTGCGTGAGACCGGCTGGGAGATTCGCCTGCCCGCGGAACTGTTGCCCGCCCGCGCTGTTGATCTGCCCGGCGACGATACGCTGCTGCTGCGTGAGCTGATTCAGCTTCGCGTTGGTCGCGCCGATGGTCGCCTGAGGGCCAGCCATGGCGTACTGCGCGAGGAGCTGCTGCTTCTGCATCTCGGCGTTGCGACGCTCGGCGAGGACGTCCGCCTGAGTCTGGTTGATCCCGCTGATGTTGACGCCGTTGTGGTTCGGCGTAGACCCAGCGGCGGCGATACGGTACAGTTTCTCCTGATCGCTGGGCCCGACCTGCATGCCCATGAGACGCTCAGTGGCGGCATCGATCTGCGCCTTCTCTTGGGCGTACGCGTCGGCTTGCTGCTTCGCGGTGCTGGCGTACTGCGAGCGCAAATCCGCCATCTCGCTCTGATTCTCGTCAAAGCGGTCGCTGGCGTTCTTGCGCGCACTGGCCTGCGTCGGCACGGCTTTCGCGAGCGCGCCGCTCTGCGCGGTCTCGCCAAGCAACGGATCCGGGGCGTCCGGGTCGCTACTCGGGTCGTTCAGCTCGTGGTCGCCCAGGGGGACCCCCATCGAGTCGGTTTGTTCTAGTGCCATGTGCGCTCGTTACGGAAGTGTGGTCGACAGGAACGGGTTACCGGTCGGATTATTTGCTGTCGTTACTGTGCCGGTTTCATTGGTTGGCGATGCGGTATTTGCTGCCGTGCCTACGCCGGTCCCGAAGAGACTGGCGAGTGGCGATGTGGTAGAACCCTGCGCGCTCCCGTTGCCGCCGTTTACCCCGGTTCCGTAGCTTGAGGTGGTGGTTCCCGAAGGTATCTGGATACCTGACAACGCTCCCTGCATCTCCGATATTCCGGTAAGCGGGTAGTTGAGCTGGTTGAGGTAGTCCTGGTACGCGAGATTGAGGTTCGACTGATTATACCCCTGACTCTGCTGTCCCAGGGTGTTCTCATTGGTCTGCGCCGCGATGTCGTTGGCTGTCTGCTGGGTCCCGACGTTGGATGCGGCGGTACCTGCGTTGATTGCCGTGTTGGCTTGCGCGGTGTTCGCGTTCGCCGCGGTACCGGCTGCGGTGAGGCTGTTTTGCGCCCCGGCTTGAGCGGCAGTGAGCGCACCAGTGTACCCGGACTGCAACGCTGCGGCCTGGGTGTTGTTGATGTTCTGCTCGTTCTGCTGCTCGGCGTTCTCCATAAGGTTCGTCCCCTCGGTGGAGCTTCCGGTGATGTTCCCGGCGCCGATGATGCTCGACTGCAGAGCGGGCAGCGTGTTATTGTTGAAGTTCGTGTTCGCCGCGGTCGCGATGGCATTCGTGACATCCGTATTGTACGGATTCATGTACGACTGCACGGTGTTATACGTGGGATTCGTGCCGTTATTTAGATAAGGTTGCGCAGCCGCCAGAGGATTATTCTCATCGAATCCTTGCTGGATACCGCTCTGCGCTCCGGCCGCCGCGGCGTCAGCGGATGCTTGTACCCCAGGCGCTGCGTTGTACGCATCCTGGGTCTGAGATGTCTGCGCGGCGATACGCGGCCCGCTGTACGTCTGGTACGGTTGTGCGGCGAATTGCGCGGCAGTGTTCAGAATCTGCGCGGTGTAATCCGTGTACCACGACGGCAGCGACGTCGATGACGTGGTCGTGTTCGAGCTTGCGCTTGGAGCGGTGCCCTGGTTCAAGAAGCTGAGCGCCCCTCCGCCGGTCGTGCTCATTTCGACCCCTTAGGTAGGTACTGCTCTGTTTTCTTGGCGTCTGGTGCCATCTTTCCCTTGGCGAGCGCGGACCCCTTGTGCTGTCGGATGTTCTGGCGGAACTTGTCGAGCACCTTCGCGCCCGATCCGTTGTCGCCGTTCCCAAGCATGGACACGGTTTGCGCGTCCATGACGTACTCGCCGTTCGCGAGGCGAGCCGGAATATCGTCACTGGTGCCATCACCGGGCCCCTTGACGTGACGGCTGACGGAGGCGAGCGCGCCACCCTCGGCGTACGGGCGGGTGCTATTGGCCCCTGCTTTGCGGGCACCCTGCAGCACGGCGGACATATTTTGCGGCACGTTACTCTGAAGGATACCCGGCGGGTTTGCGCTTCCACCGGAGGCGCGAGCTATCGGCTGCTGTATGAGATTGTTGTTCGTCGTCGGAACCGACGTGATCGGGGCCTGTACCGGCGGCATCCCGGCCATGGTCGACGGGTGCGCGGCGCTTCCAGGCTGCGGCGTGATAGGCTGCGGCATATTCCCGCCGCGCGTCATCGGCGGCATGTGCATGGCGGCCTGTCCTGCTTGCGCGGCGCTGCTCACCTGGGGGCGCTGCTGCATGCCACGGTTTTGCTGCATCCCGGCGCCGAAGGACGGCGTACCGGTCGGGTTTGATCCGCCGGTAGTCGGGCGAGCCTGAGGCGGCATGCCTGCTGGCGTCGCAGTCGGCGCCGCACCCTGCATGGGTGGCATCATACCCGTATTGGGTGCTCCAGAGAACGCAGCGCCACCCACGTCGAATCGCTGCGGGGTACTGACGTGGCCGCCGCGCTTCATCGCGGTCGGCGTCGCCGCTGCCGGTGAGAAGGAGCTGGCTTGCGGACCCTGCCCGTAGGTGTAGTAATTCGGGATAGTTGGCGCAGTATACGTGCGCGGCGCGTACCCCAATCCAGCGGACCCAGCCGGGACACCAGAGTAGTTCGAGTAATTGTACCCGCCTGACGGCCCGAATTGCGTCCCGCTCCCGGTGGATGTCGAGGCTCCAGAAACCGCGCCGGATGTGTTATTGGCGAGAGACGCCGCGGCGGTGTTGTTCGTCGGCATCAGCGCGGCATTCTGCTTGTACTGACCGGCGGCACTCAAGAGACCCGCGAGCGCGGTGATCCCCGTGGCGCTGCTACTTCCGCCGCCGATACCGAGTGCCTTCAATATCGAACTGAGGGCTCCTCCAGAGGACGATGAGCCGCTCGAAGAAGACGAGCTTGATCCAGGTATATTTAGCGTGCTCTCGTTGATCGGATCAGTGAGCGTCTGGCCGCTTAGAATGTTCCCGTTGACGCCTGTACCAGTCCCGGCCTGGTACGCGTTCGCCAACCCAGTGCTCGCGTCGGTCGACGTCGGGGTGCCACTGTTCGCGCCGGTCAGGGAGGCTATGTCGCTGGCGCTCACCGGATCGGTTGGGTACATGTACTCGGCGGTCGGGGTGATATAACTTACGTACCCGCCGTCGTCGTAACGCTGCGGTTTGCGCTTGCTAAAATCGCCCTTGTAGATTTCTCGGAGTTTCGACATTACTAGGTACCTGAAGCTGGCGCAAAGAACGAGGCCTGAGGGCCTTGTCCATATGTGTTGTAATCTGTGATTCCAGGGTTTACCTGGACTCTCGGCTGAAAACCAAGACCGGCGCTACTGAAGTTGTTGTACGGGCCGATGTTGGTCGGCGCCGCCGTTGACGCAGTAGGGGTAGCCGTGGCCGGTGCTGACTGGGCTACTGTGGCTTTTGCTGGTGCGGCGGCTGGCGTAGATGCGGCTGCCGGGGATGGTGCTGCTGGCGTCGTGGGCGAGGTTAAGTACCTGCCAGCCAAGCTACCCGCTATTGTACCAGACGCGCCGCCAAGTTGACTGCTACCGGTGGCGCCCCCGACCAACCCGTTGACGCCTCCTGCTACGCCCCCGGTTATTGCACCGTTTGCAATATTTCCGCCGCTGACCGCAGACCCAAGCGCCCCAAGACCCGCTCCTATGCCGCCCTTGACGATACCGGATGCCACAGCTGGGTTGATACCGGTGTTGCTCGCCAGGCTGGATGTCAACGGCGAGGCTGCGTACCCTGCCGCACCGCTCACCGCGCCCAGAGCCGCCCCTTTACCCACTGACCCAAGGGTGAGTGGCGCCCCTGTCACAGAGTCGCGCAAACCCGTGCTGGCTGCCCCAGATAGCGCCCCAGCGGCGGCTGCCCCACCAGCCCCACCGATAGTGGCCCCTAGTTCCGGGGCGACGACCAGAGCCCCCAGCGCGCCCACGTCTGCGAGCATACTCCCGGCACCACTCAAGAACGTGTGCAGGTTACTGCCGCTTGCGGCGTCGGTCGTCTCAGTAAGCGCCTGTTGCTCCTGCCCCGGGAGCGCCACCGTGCCGTCAGGGTAGTAGAGCGCGCCACCCTGAGCCGCCTGTCCGGCGTGCGCGTTCTGGGCGACGCTGCTGTTCTTGTCGCCACGCAGATCTACTATATTCGGTGTGATCTTGGTGGCTGGTGTGGATGCTCCGGTGGCTGCCTCGTTCTGAGCAAGAAACGCGGCATAATCAGACTGAGTCCACGGCTGCCCGGTGGCTGGATTTATGGAGGGGGTTACGGTGCCCATTACGCCGCCACCTGGCGCGGTGCGCCCTTCGCATTCAGTAGGGCTTGCGCGAGCAGGTACCCCCACTCTCGCCAGTCATCGTACTGGTACGGGTTCGGAGGCAGCAAATTTCCAAGTTGGGGGCTACTCAAGAAGCACATCCCCCATGACTGCCAGTCCCCGGTGAACGGGCTTATATTGGCGTACTGTATGCACGCCTGCACCACGGCATCGGCCCAGCTCTCTAGGGTCATCTCGTTTGGATTTGGCAGTAGCACTAGGTGTCTCTTTCGCCGTCGTTTTGAATCTCGATCATGGTCTTACCCATCTGGTAGTTACCGCCAAGCGTGTTGCTCTGGAACTGCAGCCTGAGGATCTTCGCGGTGTCCTTGAAGTTCGTGAGCGCGTCGAGCTGATTCCCGGTCTCCATGGTGGCGTTGTCGTATATCGTCGCAACGGTTCCGTTGTACGCTGGCGTGTTCGCGTTGTTCTGCTTGATGACAGTGACGGTCATCTCGCCAGTCTGAACCAGATCAGGTTGCATGGATCCGATAGATAGGGTGCTGTTGCTCGGCGGTTGCCCGTCGAACGGGGTTATACATGCAGTGGTGAAGTACGAATTCACGGACACCGGGACCGTGCCGTTGATCTCATCGGTTCCCTGCTCGTGCTCCCACATATTGTAGTACGTGGTCGGGCTGCCACTGATCGAGCTGCTGTATGGCAGGATACCGCCCATCAAGTTGCCGACGAAGTTATCGGCGTGCAGACCAGAGCTTCGACCGGTGTTCGGGAGCGCGGTGTCGTACCAGGTCTTCTCCCGGTAGTTGTAGATTACGGCGTGGCTGCACTCGGTGTTTGGTGCGCGCGGGTAACACCACCATATCTCGCCGTAGCGGGGGATCTTCATCACGAAGCTCTTCCCCGAGTACTGTGGGTTGATGTTATCGAAAAACCAGTTCAGGTTCATCGAGTTCGGGATCTCTTGCACCGCTCCGTTGAACATGAGGAACCGGTCCACGCCCGCCCAGTAGAACGTGCCGTCATTCTCGATGATGCAACGGTCGCTCAGAACAGAAGATTGCGTGGTGATCTGGTCAAATTGCCAGGTACCATTGCTCACGCCAATAAATGTGGCGCGAACCAGGGAGTCGACGCTCCAGTACAACCCGTTTGGGCTGTATCCGCCGCCGCCGCGGAGAGGGAGACCTTTAAGTATTTTCTGATTTGTTATTTCGGTCGCGCCGACGTACAGGGAGCCAAGGCTGGTGCCGACGAAGTCCGTCGGATAGCCCGGGCTGCTCCACGCAAAGAAACCATTATTACCGTACACGGTCATGTAGGGGGCCAGACTGCACAAGCCACCGCTGATGCCATTCGGGAACAGCGCCTGTTGAGTACCTCCATGCCCATCGCTCCCGGTGCCGTAACCAGCCACCTGGGTCGGCGCCGCTCCAGGGGTGTAGGTAGGCTGCCAGTACACGGGGAAGTTCGCACCGTTCGTCGGGTCGATCAGGTTCTGACCGCAAAAACTAAGCAGCAGTGATTGATTCGTGGCGTTGTCGAATTGGGTGTCGAACTGCCACGTATTTAGCGGACTCGCGACGACACCAGTGGTGGTTGGGTGCGTGGTCGCCGGGTACACAGGGTTGCTCACCGTTGAGCTGACACCGTTATTGTCCATCGTGAACTGGTCAGTGCCGTTGGCGGTACCAGAGGTGACGTACCGGTACCCGCTCTGAGCCTGACTGAAAAGCGCGCGAGAAACAGCAGTAAGATATGGCTGCGTAACCTTGTAGCCGCCCATCTTTCGAGGCAGACCGCGCTGCCACCGGCACCACTGCGCGTCGCTGTAGGCTTGGGCGGCGAGTATCGTTCCGTCTCGCTGTACGCCGGGCGCGCTCTGCACCCGAATTATTGCCACTAGAGTATGCTCGCCCAGAGGAACGCGTCAGCGGTCGACGGCGCCCCGATGGCAGTCTGCGCAGCGGCGGCACTGGCTGCGGTGAATACGCCAATACCGGCAGTCGTTCCACCGAGATTGATTAGCGCGCCGCCTGCGGTGGTTGATCCTGTTCCACCCTGGTTGACCGCGAGAGGTATCGCGATACCTGCGGTGGACGCGTTCAGTACGTTCGTCCCGTCCGTGTACAGAATGATGCGCTGCCCTTGCGGGACCGCGACGGTGGCGCCAGCTGGGGTAGGTCCGCCAGCGGTTGTCGGTACCTGGAACGTCAGCGTGAACGAGCCGGTGGTCTCGTTATCAACCCAATACTGCTGCTTCACCGCCGGTAAATCTACGAGCGTGTTTTGCGTCAAAGCGCCCGTGAATCGGTACGCGATCTGGTTGAGCTGAGTCCCGCTCAAGGTGACTATCCCACCGGATACCACAGACGGCACGTTAATGACGATGAAGTTGAAGTTCGCGGTCAGGATCGGGCCGAGACCCAGCGTGTACCAGGCGTTACCGTCGGTGACAATAAATGCGCTGTCGCCCGGGTTGAACGATACGGTTGTCCCACCGTTGATGGTGTCGCTACCCTGAGTCGCGATGGTGAGAATAGATGATCCGCTGTTGCGCGCCTGGATGTAGAAGCTAGCCTGCGCGGTGGCGGCCAGGGGCAGCGTGATCGTGCCGCTCCCGCCGGTCCAGTTGAATAGCTTCGCGCGGTCGTTTACGCCGACTGTGTACGGCGTGTTCAGGCTGGTTACCGGTATGTCTTGCGCCAACGTGGCGCCAACTGCGAGCAAACCAGGTCCCGCCAAGGCGGATGCGTTCGGGGCGCTTGCTTGCGCTCCGTACTGGAAGCTCGACCATACGCCAGCGGCGGTGGTATTGTTCGTCAGGTACAGGAAGTAGATCGCACCAGGCAGGAGTGACGTGATGATGATCTGACCGGCGTTATTGAATATCGCCTGGTTGAAAGCGCTCTTGTTATTGACAACAATAAACTGCCCGACGCTGACCATGTTCGCAGGCGGGAGGGTGATACTGAAGGATCCCGTACTGGCGGCATCTATATCGATGATCTGAGCGGCCAGGTTGCTATTTGGCGCTGTTTCCTGCGGCCACACGAGCGCTAAGTTCGCGGTCAGAACGTAGTCGACGTACGACGCGAACGCTGGCTCGATTACGCCACCGCCAAAGATATCCTGGTAAGAGGTCATTTGAAACTAGTCCTTTTGGCGTGTTGACGTTCTGTCGAGCACACGCTGAGTGTCTTCACCGTTGAGCACGGATGCCTCTCGGTCGTACATTGATTGGAGCGCTGAAGTGTCCTTCTTGAGGAACACCTGGCTCTCTATCATCGATGCGTACAGGAGCAGGCGAGGGGCGTACTGAGTGAGCCAGTTGCTCTGGTTCGATGGCCCGAGTAGAGGTGGCTCCTCATAGTATACAAGCTCCGCCGGGTACGCTGCATCAGGCGTCGGCGCGACGATGATGTTCTGGTAATTATAGTCGGCGTAGAACTTCGGCGGCCCGGGTATCCCGTACACCGTGGTATTGGTTTGCGTGTCGTCAGGCCAGTACGTGCGGATGTACTCGTACGAGCGCGGGAACATAGGGGAGCGCACGCTGGTACCGACCGGAGATGCAGACACGTTGACGCTCACGGTCTGACGCCACCGGTCAGGTTTCTGGTACACCGCGAGACCAGGCTGCATGGTGAATACCGCTGGCACGATGTACCCAAGGATCTTGAGTTCTCGCGCGCAGCGTCTCTCGCCGAAGTTAATCAGCTCATTGAGCTGACCGAAGACGATACTGTCGCTCGCGGTTCCGCGTTCCAGATAGTTCTGGAGGTCGGTAAGCAAGCTGTTATACGTCATCGCGGTTGCCATGAATTACTTCTTCGCTGCGCTCGTGACCGCGGATACTAAGCCCGCAGTTTTCTGGCTACTCTGGAAAGAGCTTCCGAAGTAGTACCCCATTGCCATGCCCCAGGTTCCAACGACGGTGCCGGTGATACTGAACATGACATTTTTATTATCCGCCGGGATGTCGTAGTGGAACAGCGCGAAGATCAGCGCAACGATAGCTGCCGTCAAGAAGTACGCCAGGATAGACGGGGTATTATCCTTGACAGATTCCTCGCGCTTGCGGGCGCTATCGACGTCTGCGTACGCGAGTGATTCCTCTTGGATACCAAGCTCCGCCATTGTCTTCTGAAGGTCTATCTCCGCCACCTTTATCTGCGCGAGAGCAGCCGGATCTGCGGCGAGCACGGTCTTCTCAAGATCCGCCTGGCTCGTGGTAGACGACAGTCCCAGAGCCTTCGTCAGCGCAGACACAGCCATGCCAGCGAGAGGTCCGCCTAATGCGGTCGCTACGGTCGGGGCAACGGTTCCAACAATGTGCTTAAAGTCATCAGAGAATGTGCTCATGATTTGAGTTCCGTGAGTTCCGTCGGCGTCAGCTGCGCCTCAACCGCGGTCTTGATGACGCGACTGAGCCAGCCCTTTCCGTCGATCTTGAAATTTTCCATTTGGGTGTAACCGTAAGCGCATTGCGTCAAAAAATCGGTAAGCGCTTCTCGCGGAGGCTTGGCGGTTGCCTGCCCGATGGTGATCTGCCCAATGATACCGTCAACCGTTCCAGAGCGAAGGCTGCGCTGCAGTGCCTTTGCGGCACCCTCGACTCCCAGGTTAACGCCCTCCTTGAAGAGCGCTATGGCGAGGGAGTCGGGGAAGTTCGAGCACCGGAGCTTGCTCCAGTAGTCGGTCCAGTAGATCGCTTTCGCCTTGGCGAGGCTGAGACCGGCGATGTCTACTGTCGGGTACGCGGCGGCGCTGATGCCGTACATGGTGCCGCGCATCTCGCCGACTTCGCATTTGCCTCCGGTCCAGTTCCCCGGATCTTTTTCGTCTGAGCTGTAATTCCCTTCCAGCCCGACAAGTTGAGTGAAAGCAACGTCAAAGGCTGACATTACTTCCACCAACCATTACGTTTGCCGTAATAGACGAATGACGCGACGCCCGCGCATATCGCAACCACGCTCGCACCCATCCGTAGGATTGTTTCAAATACGGAGATGTAAGCCACCGTTGCGCCTCCTGCGGATACTATAAAACCAGCGAGCGCACCGCGCGCGTGGGCCGTTGAATCATGCACTTTTTATTTCCTCCAAGACGTGGACTACTCCAGCCTTAGCGGATGCCGTGAATGCCTCCACCTTTGCTTCCAGCGACTTAATCTTATCCTCGACATCCGCCTTGGCTTTGGCGGCCTCGTTGTCGACTTGAGCCGCTTTCGCGCGCAGCTGAGCGTCAATTGCCTGTAAAACTGGAAGGGCGAATTTTACAGGAAGCTCCTGCAGGCCTTTCTCGATTACCTGGAGATGCTCGTCCGACAGTGTGATTACATTTGACATGATATCTCCTATATAATTCCTAATTGTCCCAGTGGAGTCTTGCACGTACAGCCCAGTAAATAGAGATGTTTGGCTTGCTGGAACGGTGGCACTGTCAATAACAAAATCTACCGTAGATCCTGTTTCAGCAACGGTTATGGTATTTGATCCTAGAGGAGTAGCTATTGGTGACGGAGAAACAGATCCAAGACTACCGCTAACATATCCATAAGTTGATCCGCTAGAAAAAGTAACGCTAACGTTATATGTTATTACTCCACCACCCGCCAACAGTATCTGCTGAACACCCACTAGCTTAACCCTGATCCGCTGATGATCCATGCGATGCAGTGCTCACGCGGTACAAAGTTGCCATTCCTACGGTACCAAGAGTTCTGCTTCCGGTGGCTCCGTTAGCAGCCCAGTAAATCGTATCAGATGCTGAAATAGTAGTGGTTACGCCAGCACCATTTATAACCGTAATAAGAGTTCCGACTGGATAAGGAACACTTGAATTTGCGGGAAAGGTGATCGTATGCCCCGTGCTGTTTTGGAATAAGCCCTTATTAGCATCAGAAAGTCACGGTAGTGTAGTTAGCGGCGGCAAGTGCGTTTTGCGGCAAGCCAGCATACACCGGAGACATACCGACACCATTGCTGATGTTGAGGTTTCCAGAGGTGTCAAAGTACCCGCGCGTGACGCCTGAAACGCCAAACAACAATGGGTACCCGCCGGAAGTGTAAATACCTGCAGATACACCAGATGGGCCGCCCACAAGGGCGGTTCCCGTGAATCCACTAGATGTGGTGAAATACGAGATATAACGCACCGGCATCATTTATCTGCCGAGTCTCTACCGTATTAGCGGTTCCAGCGGCGGTATTGGAGAAAGAATTCACTGCGCTGCCAGTGAAAGCGGTAGATGCGACTATTGCCGCAGATACGGCACTCGTGACCGTAAGCGGAGTCGTACCAGGAGCCGCAGAAATATTGAGCGACCCGTAGTAATTTTGAATCCCGTTGCCTAGCGCGCGCATTGGTTACACGAACTGCGTGACGGACATAGAGACGTCGAACGCGAAGCGGTTTGCGGAAGCACCTGAACGAACCACCCAGCGGCGAGAACAAGCCGAGTATTCGCGAGTACGTCAAGCGTATCGAACGCGGCCACGGGGGCCTGGTACGCCAGGTTATATGTCAGCGTTCCGTTCGTTACCGCGACATTGATAGTAGCTGTGCTGCCGGTCTTATTGGCGCAAAAAAGCTGGGTTATTACCGCCCCAGTAGATGCGGGGACGGTGTACGCGCCAACCTGTGTTACGCTTGCTGGTACGCTTGCGCTACCGAGTACGCCGATAATTGTTGCTGTCTGCACTTAAGGAACCTCTCCGGTGGTCGGAATGACAGGCTGACCGGGAATGAATGGGATGACGCCGGTTGATGGGCTCTGAGCGGACTGCAGCCCGTCGTCAGGAAATTGAGACGGCGGCCAATTAGAGTCTCCAGGCGCCACCGTGGTATAGCCAGGGATAATTGGCAGCTTCGTGTCGGGACGCGGAAACTCCAGCGAGATATCCTCGGTCTCGCGCGGCGGCAGCCGCCACGGGTCGAACATATCGGCGCACCCGTCGCCGCCGGACCACGTACCTTTCCCGGTCATGTGACCCGGGGTTCCGCAGACCATGAGTCCGGGGCTGTTCGGATCCGGGTGAAGCTCCACGAGCGGGAACTTCAGCGAGCACCGGCCACATATGCCGATGGCTACGTTGGAGTTTCCACGGGTATCGAGGTACAGGCTCATGCTGGTTCCATGCGAGTTTTTCTAGGAACCATAGGTGCCTTCCTGCGATTCTTTGTTCGTATGCGATGACAATTTGAACAAACTACATCGCATTTTGCTATTTCTGCGACGATATCATCATAAGATATTGCCGCCCCTGCGGCGGTACATATATTGAACTTCTTTTCCCCTCTGACATGATCGAAGTCCATGCACTCTGTGGGAAATGTAGTTGTGCAATCCATGCAAGGTACTTGCTTAAAAGCGATAATGAATTCCCGCTTTCTTACCCTGTGTCTAACGGCATATTCTGTTCTAGTGAGAGCCCTGAGTTCATCAGGAGATTTCCCCAGCACATGGTCGGTGTTGTGTTTAAAGCAATAACCATTTACTTTTGATTTGGTGCGGCATCCGTGTTCCGCACACAATCTTATGTGGCGGACACCCTTGGTGCGAGACACAAACTCCTTCGTCATGTCTCGACCAGCTAAAAACCTCTTCACATGGGTATCGCAGTAACCGCGCGCCTTGTGTCTCTTACCGCATTTTTCTATTGAACATAGTCTCATAGCTATGCAGTATACACCCCGACGCCAACATTAAAGACAATAGGGCTTTTGTCGCGTTCCTCGGTCCAGGCGCGCTTCCAGTGAGCATCCGCCTTCGCCTGGATCTGCCCACTGACGTCGGGGTCGACCTCGGGGGTGCAGAACGCCAGCTCGGAGGCGACGCGGTAGAAGAAGGCGAGGTACCAGCGCCCGGGAAGCTCAATGGCGTTCTGCAGGCTGCCGACGTCGCAGATCATCCGGTTGCGCCAGACTACCATGAAGTTCTGAGCCGCGGTGGCGTCCGGTGCGGGCCACAGGTCCATCTGCACGTCGAGCTGCCGGTCTACCCAGTACTGCAGCGGTCGACCCTGGAACGTCTTATTGGTCATGTTCCAGTAGTCGTCCTTGTTCATGCGATACATGAGGACGTCAGCAGGAGTATTGTACACCTGTCCGCTCAAGGTAAGCGGGAGTGTGTTCGGGACGGTGATCGGGACGCCGTTCTGGCTGGTCGCCGGGATGACGCGCCAGTACTGGTACAGGTTCGCGTTGTCGATATCCTGGACCGAGTACCCGACCAGACCGTTGTGGGTGACGTTCGAGGCGACGGCGGTGGTCCAGTTGACATTGTCGGAGCTGTACTGGTACAGAACCGGGAAACTGGCGGAGGGCCACAGCAGGTTGATCGTGGTGACCTGGGTTGCCTGGGTGAAGCTCCACTGGTAGTACGCGGTCGACTGCGTGATCGTCGCCGCGCTGGTCTGGTTCGCCATGGTCCGGTAGAACGCCCGGTTGATGTCGTTCGTCGCCGGGGGCATCACGTACTGCTGCTGACCCTGGTACAGCGGCATGACGTGCTTGCGGATGGTCCACAAGGGGGCTGAGTCGTTCAGCATATCGAGCTGCACGACATTCATAATATCCAGGCCGATCTGGAGCATTTCACCGCTGATCTGCTGCGGACGCAGCTTGAGCGCACCGTACGCGCGGTCTAGCAGCGTCCGGTTGTCGATCTGGATGTTGTTGAAGGTCCCGGTCTGAAGGAGCGGGTTTATCGTGCCCTGAGAATTGTACGCCACGGGTTACTCCCGGGGCTCAGCCCCGGTGCGAGATGTGATGAATCATGACGTGCTTCACGCCGCCGCCGTGGCTCATCGCAGGAGCCCCAGGACCCGGCGGAGGTGCCATGCCGCCCATCGGTCCACCCGGCGGCGAACCCATCCCAGGGGCCATCCCAGGAGGTGACGGGCCTACGCCGGGCCCCATCGGCTGGTGCGGTGCCTGTCCCATGGTCGAGCCCAGGATCGCGGCGAGCGCGCCCGCGCCGGGCTTCTTGCTCTTGGCGTGGATCGCGGCGTTCTTCTTCGCTGATGTGCCACGACTCAGGCCACCCATTGCCATGTGCGCCTCGTGCTTCGCGCTGCCGTTCCGGCGGTGCGTTCCTTGTGCTTTCTCGGTGCTCTTGCCCTCGGCCTTGCCGCTGGGACGCTCACCCTTGGTCGCCATGTGGTCACGCTTCGGCGTACCCGCGGCTTTCTCGTACTTCGCGTCGCCACCGGGCTTCTGCGTGCTGCCGCCGGTCTTTACCTTGCCGCCGTGCGCGTAGTGCCCTAGGTTCTTGATGCGGCCACCCTTCTTATAGGCCATGCCGTCGCCCTTGACCTGCTTGTCCGGTGCGCTGACTTCGTGACTCTCGGAGCGCTCGAAGCGGTCCTCGGTCTTGATCTGGCCGCCAGCGGCCTTCTTGTGGACCTTGCCACCTTTCTTGAAGTCGGACCAGCCGCTCATGCGCTCGACGTCGCCGGTCTGCTTGGTGGCAGGTTCCCGGTTCTCGTTGTCGGCGGCGAATTTGTTGCTCGCGAGCTTCGGGTCGTTCTTCGCGCTCTGCTTCGGAGCGGTGCGCTTCGAGCTGCCCGGGCTGACGGCGTCGTCCTTGTTCCAGCTGGACTTCTTGCCCATGGGAACCGGCGCGTCCGCGATGTCTGCGGAGATGCTGCCGCCTTTGGCGCGGCGCTCCATGTGCTTCGCATGAATACCGGCGTTGCGCTCCGTCTTCCGCCTTTCTTGAAGGCTGGCGCCTGCACGCCGCTGGTCTTCTCGGAGGTGGTCTTCGGGGGCGAGCTGTCGTTGCGCTTCACATAGGAAAGGTTCGACGCGCCCGCGCCCGTGTGCGGCTTCGCGTCCGCTTTCTTGGTGTGGCCTGGGGAACTTAGTTTGCGGACCCTGAATCTCGCCGCCCTTGCGGTACGGTTGCGGGGTCGTGGAGCCGCCCTTGGCGTAAGCCTGCGGGGTGCTGGCCTTGATGTGGCCGCCCTTGGCTTTCCCGGGGACGCTGCAGGATCCATTCTTGTGGAACCCGAAGTCCGAAGGGAATTTAAAGTCCGACACATAGGTTACCGCCATTACTGCGATACCTTTTGTAAGTAAGCTACTGCTTTCATAAGTGATTCCAATGTGTCGCCAAGTTTTCCGATGCCGCTATTGCAATTGCCGCACAGCCAGCCACGAAACTTGCCGCTTGAATGATCGTGATCCAGGCATAAATTCCTGGTTGATGGTTTTCCGCACAACTCGCATTGTGGCGGTGGCGGGCGATCCGGTACCGGAAGGCCACGGTATCTCCTGGTGTTTTCCAGGGTTTTCTGCTTTCTATCTGGATCGCTCCAGTAAGCCTCTCGGCTCTTGCGTCGATAGTAGGCTGTTCTGGTTCCCTGATAGTTCATCCGGCACTCGATGCAACGTCCATTATTGGCCCATCGCTCCGATATGTGTCCGTACTTACACGGCACTCCGGTGAAAAATCTTTTTGACGCATCCATTTTTCTTGGCATGCGTCGATTTTATCATACAGCCTTGTTACTGCCGACTATCCGCCTTGCGTGCTATCAGTCTGCCAGCACTGGATGCTGACGGAGCCTGACGCGTACACGCTCACACTGAGACGAACCGCGGTGCAGAAGCCCGTGATTACGCCGTTCGTGAAGCCTGCCGCTGTGCCGTTGAGTGTGCCGGTGAATTGACCGGTCGGGGGCGGGTACCAGTTCCCTAGAAGCCGCGACGTACCCTGGCGCGTATACGTCGTCCTGGGTGATCTGTACCTGGTAGGTGTTCGCACCCGTAGAGTTGACGCTGACGCCGATGTTGGTCGGATTTGAGCGCGTGTCTGTAGGGATCGGCGCGCTGTTCGCTACCGCCGATACTACGACTGGGGTAAGGTTGAGTTTCATGACTCAGCCTTACGCGTTCACCACACCAAAGATGCCGCGAGCATCGATATTAGTGGATACCTTGGCCTGGTGGATCGGGGTCGTGTTGAGCACCACGAGACGGGCCGCGCCGGTTGCCGTGACCGCGATGGTGCCGCGTACGTCGCCCGTGGTTGCCGTAGCGACCGGGGTCTGGTCAGCGGTGACCACGTTGGAGACCGCCACAGCGGTACCAGCCAGGTAGGGTTGCACGTACTCGGCGATGTCGGTGCGAACCGGAAGACCGAAGAGTCCGCCGGTACCGACAGACAGATGTGCCGGTCAGGGTGGCGCCGGTATTCAGCTGCACGCTTGAGATGTAACCGAAGGCTTTGGTTCCAGTAGTAGCGACGCCCGTGCCCACGATGGTCTGGGTCTCAGACATCGGCTGCTCGTAGATGTCGTAACCGCGAATCGTCACCGTGCCCGTGGAGGCACCGGAGGCGGTCACGATCACCTGACGGGTGCCCATCTGCGCGGGGTCGTACACGCGCGCCGCACCGGCCTTGACGACCGGCTTCACGGCGACACCGTACTCTTGATCCGCCGTGCCCACCGGGAGGTTGGTGCCAGCGAAGAGCGCGGGTTCGCGATCAGCACCGTGCCAGCGGCTTGCACCGCGTAACCCGGGGCCGCGTAACGGTCGGTCGCGAGTACCACCGTCGACAGCGGGACCGTGCCCGCCGCATTGCCAGCGCCACCCACCAGGATGCGCTGACCCGGGTAGAAGAAGCGCGAGCCGTATGTGGCCGTGCTCGTGTACCCTGTCGGGCTGGGGCCGGTGATCGTCAGGATGTTCGCGGTTGCAGCCGCCGTGGTCGTGGTGACCACAGCGAAACCAAAGTCAAGCGCCAGCACCGGGGTGGTGACCGCACTCGGCTGGATTGCGGTGCCCTGCGGCACGATGGGGATGTTGGCGCAAACGGCGTTGGTTTGCGAGGTGGCGAGCGTGAAGAACCCACCGATGGTGGGGGCCTGAGCGGCGGCGATGTTCGTAGCACTCGCCGCAGCCGGGATGTAGCTCAGAAGCTCCATCTCGACCGGGTTTGACCAGCACAGGACGCCGCCCTGGGCGCCCTCGCCAGCGGCAGTGACCTGGGAGACGTAGCGGGAGTCCAGAACCGCATTGGCCTGGTAGTCGATGTTCGGGCCAGAGTCAATGTCAGAAATCTGCTGTGGGTTGTCGTTCCCGAAAAGAATGACGGGACCGTTGAGGGATGTACGCATGAAATTAGCTCCTGGACTCGTGCCGACTGCGCCTTCCGGGGTCGGTCGTTGGGCTGACCTGAGTTAAAGAGAAGGCCCCCAGGGAACTCCCTTAGGGGCCGTATCGGCGAGAGTCTTTCGACTACAGGCCTGGCATAAGAGGCCGCGCACCTTGCCGGTGTCGTGGCAGTGATCGACGGCGAGCTTCAATAGCTTACCATTGATCGTTTTGTTTTCTGGCTTGTGGCAGATAGCACAGACGCCGTTCTGCTTGACAAGTTGCTCTGCGTACCACTCGCTATCGACACCGTAATAGTATCGTAACCGCCGGTCGCGCATTACTTCTTTAGGAACCAGGGCCATCCGCACTCGGGCCGTCTCCAACCCTTCGGGATGATCCCGGTACCACTTGTTCATGTAGTGTTTATGGCACAGGCCCTTCGCTTGATGCTTAAGACCGCAGCCGTCTACCGTACATGTTTTCATCTAAATCTCTCCTGGTTGTTACGCCAGGAGAGATTACATCACTTGCAGGAATTTTGCAACGTGATTCTTACGTTACCGGAGACTTTACCAGTCCCCGTTTACCTCACAACCCGGGCGTCCCGAACAGGCAGCGTGGATCAGTAAACCCAACGGCATACCTCTCTGTTGCTTTGTAACGTATTGAATCCGTTTCAAAATCACCCTCCATACTTTTTTGTAAAGACCGACGATTCACCAGCTTCAGGCCCTCGGGGGCATCCGTCTGGACGAACCAGGCGGTGTTCGAGGTGAGGCGGGAGAGGTTCGCTTGACCACCGGACAACAGACCCATCGACTTGATCGGGTTGATGTCGTTGTTCGTGGTGCCGGTGCGGAGGACCGACTTCAGCAGGACTTCGGCCTGGAACACGTTGCTCGGTGCGACCACCAGCTTCTTCGGTTCGAGGCGGATCTTCTTGCCGTTGTTGTCGACTGCGCCGCGGATCTGGATGAGGATCTGTTCCAGCGACGTCTGAGACAGCGCAGCCGCCGTGCCCAGGATGTTGCTGAAGCTGCCCGCGTTCTGGATCGGGTGAGCCGCGTTGACGAGGGAGACACCGTCGCCGCCGACAAACGAGCTGTTGAAGGCCCGGTTGATGACGTTGGCGCAGAGCGTTTCCTTGGTCTCGATCAGCGACTGCGCCAGGTGGCGGCTGTACGTCTGACCGATGCGGATATGGTCACCGTCTTCCACGAGTACTTTGGTCAGCGCGAACGCGAGACCGTACACCTGGTAGAAGTACCGGTAGACGAAGAGCTGACCACCAGCCTGGTACGTGACCGGCTGACCGTCAGGGAGCAGGGGCGCGGCGCTGAAGCCGAAAAGCACGGGCTCTTCATGGTAGGAACGGGGGATACCGGTGATCTGCTTGAAGACCTGGTTCCACTCGTCGGCACGTTGTTCGTACACACCGTCGAACTCTTCGTTGAGGATCGGCTCAACGATGTTTCGGAAGTCTGTACTGCGCATTGGGACTGCCATTTACAGTACTCCTTTAGACAGAAACGAACGGAGCGGCAGTCTGGGTATTCGCGATGCGAACTTGCAGCTGCAGGTACGTGTCGCCTGCGGTTTGGTTGAGGATGGTGGGGTCGGTCTTCGTGATCGACAGCTGCCCTTGCACGGTCGTGGCGACCAGCGTGGACAAGCCAAGCGTACACTGAGACAGTCCGACGGTGGCGGAGCCAGCGGCGAAGTTCGTGATGTTGGCTTCGCGGCCATCGTACCGGACGTAGCCGTCGGCGAGGGTCGTGGTGACACCCGAAGACGTTCCGTCAGTTTGAATGGTGTACTCGATCAGCGGGTCTTGCCAGATGAACGCGGTGACCGCGGTACCGGCGAAGCACACCTGCGACGCGGGCCAGAAGTTGGACTCTTGCGGAGTATTGAGGGCGTCGAAGTACTCGACACCAGCGAACACGCCGTAGATCTTGTCCGTGGTGGCGGTGCAAGGGGCGAGATAAGACTGACCGGCTGGGATCGTGACACCGTTAACGGCGGCACCGGTACCAATGAGCACCTTCACGGGTTGACCCTTGAAGATGTTGACGTTGGTGCCCGGCATCAGAATGCCCGTATGGGCAATGCTGCGGATCTCGCCAGTCGGGTGGTACGCGGGTACCAGACCAGAGGGAAGCGGGGTAAGAGACATTTGTGTGTCCTATAGAGCTTTGTGTTGCTCCATCAGGACCCGGAACTCAACTGGGGGCTTACGCCGCGCCGTCGGTGAAATCTGGGACTTGGATGGAGGCCATTGTTTCGAGGTTCTCGATGCCGTCCCCTAGTTCCACAGCTTTGCCGGTTCGCCTCTGCAGATGCTCTTTCGCTTGCTGAGCCGCGTCGGTCAGCTTTTCGTCTTCGCGAGCAGGGGCGTAGTGGTGGTTCTCTTGCATGTACTCGTTGTACACGTCGAGCGGTATCTTGAAAGCTACCATCTCGTTGACGTGAATGAGTCCATCAATAGCTCCACCCTGTCCAACGGCGAACTCTCCGAACCCTACCATCTCTTCCGGCTTGATCGGCGTGTAGCCAATCCGGCGGCGGAAAGCGAGGGAGTCCTTCGAGTTGGTCGATGTCAACCAACATACATGGTACCCAGGGATGGGCGGAATGTCCGGCAGCGCGGCTTGTGCGTGCGCCATTCGGAACAATTCCAATCGATCTGCGTCCGTAGAGTTTCGGTTCTCGGTCACTGCCCGGTTCTGGGCCAGACGTGAGTCCCGGCGATTAACGGTCTGCTTACTTTGTCGTGCGTTTGCCATGGCAATCCTTTAGGTTAGCCGTTGCGATTTCGATTCTTGACGCCGTCGATGTAGCGCTGAGCTACGCGTTGGCGTACTTTGGGGTCATCCCACTTACCTGCCTCCTTCATCGCGGCGACCATCTCCGGGGGGAGCACGATCTGCGAGGGGTTGCGGTTACCGTTGCCGGATGACCTGTTGGTGCCGCCGGTTGGCGGACCCTTGCGACGCTGCGTCGTGACCGGAGCATCATCCTGGTCGTCGTCGTCTTGCGCGTCACTCACGGCTTGCTGCCGCGAGAACTTGTGAGGGAGTCGCTCCCTGACCTTGCGGTCTAGCGTATCCCAGTAATTGGGGTCGTTCGGATCCATCTGCTTGCTGAGCGCCTTGTCGAGCGCCTCCACAACCAGAGAGTCCTCGTCTCCCTTCGTTGGATTGTACCATGGCTTGTCCTTCAGGAAGTTGATAGCCTGGTCCTTGTAGCTGACCTCGGCAGGCGGAGCGGGCCGGTTGGCCTGCTGGATGATGGCTTGCTTCTCATTGTGGATCTGCCACGCGCGCTGCTTCGCCTCGTCACGGAGCTTCGCAGCCTGGCGGGCGTCTTCCCCGTTCTTCGCGGTGATCGCCAGCCCGAAAATCTTGTCGAACTGCTCGTACTCTTGATTCGCCGTCGCCAGGCGCGCATCAAGATCTGTGACCTTGTTCACAACTAGGGTCTGTTCGATCTCCTTGAAGCGGGCGTCTTGCTTGGCGACCGTGTTGCGGAGGATGGCAAGCTCTTGCTTGTCGCGCTCTTTCGCTTGGCGGGCGCGCTCGCGGCGCTCTTTCGCAGACTCTCGCCGACGGGATCGGTCATCGTGGCTCTCATCATCATCGCCCTCTCCCTCGTCAGAGGTGGCAAGGCGCTCGTCTTGGGCTTCGACGACGATTGGTCCATCTTCGGGCTCCGCTTGAACTTGCTGGGATGCGTCGGTGTCGTCATTCGGATCATCGACGTGGTTGTTCACGTCCTGGTCTTGATCTGCGTCGTCTTCGTGGCCTAGTCGAGCCATGGTATTCTCCGTTGCGGTTGGCTGGCCCGGTGGTCAGCAGTGCGCCCAGGTGAGGGCGGCATGATGGAATGCAGGGCCTCTCACCCGCTCGCGGATACACACCGTGTGTCTCGTACACCGCTGGCACGATGTACTTAAATTGGCGGGCCGCTATGGAGTTGAACCACACGCTACTGGATTTGGAATCCATCTGCCGCCACCTGGCGACCCGCAGAAATTAATAGCACCGTACGTTGATCCGTGGCTGGCCGCTCCACAGCCCTTCGGACTCGAATCAACGCACGCCCGGGGTTACCGGGTACTCACGACAGCAGTGATGGCTTATCTTTCCATCGCTCGACGTGAGAAGTATTTGGTTGCGGGGGCACGATTTGAACGTGCGTCATGGCGGTTATGAGCCGCTTGTTCGACCAGGCTGAACTACCCCGCAGAAACTGATCGCTGCTCTTCCCAGCGTTGGCGGTTGTAGCCGCGTAGACTCACCAGCTTCGAGTTTTGAATCCACTGGCCTGCGTACACCCCTTATCGCGAACTCGGTGTACGTTCGAGTGAGGCTATTCTAGCACGCCTCAACCGCGCTTTACAACCCTCGCGCCACGGTACCAGCCAGACTCCTCACGCAGCGCCCCCGGGTATCCCGCTTTCTTGGCGGCGTCCTCGGTAAGGTCGCGGCGCGGCTGCTGCTTCTTCTGGCTACCCCAGCGCGTCGAGGATACCTTCGGTGTTTCGTTCATAGACGTGTCCCGTGCAGCTCGTCAGCGATCAGCATCAGCGCGCGAGCCTGCGCATTCTGCAGCTGGAACGATACCTGATGGAACGCGATGCTGTCGGTGACGAAGGCGTACGCCAGGAAGAGGAACGCGGCCACGGTGGCGTACCGTAGAGCACCCTTTACGTACTTCACAGGAACGCCAACTGCGCGAGCGGGTCGCCAGTGATCTTCCCCTTCAGCTGAAGGTCTTCGATCAGTGCGAACTCGGCGAAAATCTTCGTGGTATCACCCTTGGGGCCTTTCACCTCACCCACCAGGACGCGCCACCGGTCGCCGCCGTAGATCGGGATGCGGACGTAGTCACCGGGCTCGACCCAGTTACCTTCGGGCCACGGGGTCTGTGTGTCGCGGGTATGGAACGCCAGCGGACCCATGGCGATAATCTTCGCCACCCGAGTGTTGTCGCTCTCCGTCTCGATGGTCTCGCTCGTAAGGATCAGGCCTTGCTTCGTCTTCATAGCCGCGGCCTTGACCTGGATCAGCACCAGGCTGCCAAATGGCGTGACGCCGGGGTCGACGTTAGGGAAAGCCTCTTCGAGGGTCTGAGAAAGAATGCTGGGCCGTTTGATGGCTGTGATTGCTGTCAAAATCGTCTCCTTGGAAAACTGTGACGGAGTTATCAAAGATCTTTGTCGTCGGACTCGCTGTCGGCGAGAGTCTTGTCGATGTGCTCTTGCGCGAGCGTCATGCCCTGCACGATACCAATGCGGCGCCCGGCTTCATAGGCCGGATCTATACCTGGACTAATTGGCGTCCATCCGCTGAGTTTGGTGGTGACGATGAGTTGCTTAATCGCCTGGATTATCTTCTGCTCAATACCGCTCGACATGCTGCCTCACTCGCTTCCAGTACACACGCTTCCACGCCTTAAGGTGCTTCCACCATTGCGGACTCTTCACTCCATATCGGGCGTATGCCATACCGACAGTCTACCATGGTTGTGGTGTTGAACACTTCACTGCGCCACCCTTGGCGCGTCTCACGGGTCCGCCGCCGCACTCGTTCAGCTTACGCTCCGCCTTCGCGCGGATCTTGGGCTGTTCACTCTTCGGGGCGTTGTGCAGCATGGAGAGCGCCGCACGGGCATGGTTCTTATCGTTGACGGGGTAGCTGCGCCCAGGACCGGCGAACTCGCTGGACGGGATCTTGGAGCGTGCTTTGGCGGTGAGCTTGCTCATGCGTACGCCTCTCGACGTGGTTCTGGTTCTTCTTCGCGCTGGCTGCGGTCGGGACCGTACGGGCCGAACCCAACCACGGGCACAACGCGAGCCTTACGGTCCTCGCGCTGCGTCTTGGCGGCCGCCCGCGGCATCATGTCGATGTACCGCTCGTCAGCCATTACACGTACTGGACGCGGTCGCTGACCGGGATGTCGCAGCGGTAGGAGGCATTCTTGTCTGCTTCGCGGCCACGCTTCTGTGCTTCGCGGGCGATGTCGTACGCCTTGGCGAGGGCCTGGGTGCGCTGGTTCACGGGTCCGTTTAAGCGGACAATTGTCTGTAGATCGTGCATCGATGTCTCCTGTAGCGGAATTATTTAGCAACCATGAGCTTCAAGAGTAGCATTGTTCGCTATCCCGCCGCAAGTGACCGGGCACGGTGGAACCGGCTGGTAAAAATATGGCGGGCCAAAACCCTGAGGGCAGCTGTCGATGTGCGGGGCGTGCGCGCCGCCACACTTAGGGCACAACCAGCCGGTGCGAGCCGGGGTTATGCTCCCGGTCGGTATCACATTGGCTGAGTAGGTTTGACCGATCTCTACCACGGTTGCGGTGTCGACGGCTTTCCAAAGCCCTTGGACTTCGCCATTGCGTCGGCGTCATCCGGCGCGGTACCGGTGCGACGGTACTCCTGGCGCGGCCCGATCTGCTTGCTGTCGGTGCCCTCGCCCTTGCCTTTGTTGGGGTTGTTTTCTTTGTCGGCTGAATTAGCCATATTGATTCCTTTGTATCACATTAGAGACCTTATCGCGGTAAATGTTAATTATACGCTACCCCTCGGTGGGCTTCTTCCCTACCGCGGTGCCGTCCTTGATGTTGGTGTGCTTGCCAGCGGCAAGTTCCGCCCCGGCGATAGTCTCCGCCGTGGTGTTGTCCTCTGCGGTGACCGTGAGCTTCGTCGCGTTCTGCGCCTGGACGACATTCTGCTTCGTGGTATCCCCCATACCCTGCTTCTGCAGCTGGGTCTGGTTGGTGCCGTCCGCCAGCGTCTTGTCGAGAGCCTGCTGCGCCTGATCGGTCGCGGCCTGCTGCGCCGCCTTCTGCGCTTCGAGCTGCCGGTCGGCGGCGTCGCTCTGGCTCTGCTGCTGAAGCTGCTGCGCCTTGAGCTGCTGCTCTGCCTTCTGCGACGCGGCGTCGGCCTGTACCTTCTGCTGCGCTACCACGCTCGGGTCAATCGGCGGCGGCTGCTGGTACTGCTGCAGCATCGCCTGCGCCTTCTGGATAACCGGCGGCACGTGGCCGCGGCGAGCATCCCGTCGAACTTCGTTTGAACCTCGGCGTCCTTGATCGTCATAAACTGCTGATGTCCTCTCCCAGCGGCTTCGCTGGCGATCCTATGTGGATCTCCATGCCGTACCAGAACAGCATGTGCTCCTTGACGTTCTGCAGCAGCGCCCCGATCGCCTGACCGGCCATGAGCGGGTTCGCGCCGAACATGGGATCCTGAGGAAGTTCAAGTGGCTCTGGATGTGCGCCAAGTGATCCTGGTCTGGGAAGGCGCGGTAATGGTTGCCCAAGCTGATGCGGCGATGTTCTCGTTGATCGCATTGAGCGGTTTCGGCTCGGGCTGCGGGACCAGGTACTGCTCGGGGTTGCTGATCTTCATCATCTTCAGGATGACTTCTCGACCTTGCGTACCTGTCGTAGAGCTGCGGGAAGATCTGCGCACGCTGGGCGATCGTCTGGATCTGCGCGACGCGCTGCAGCTCGCTGAATATCTCAGGATCGCTGACTGGGATCGACGTCATCCGGCGCGTCGAAGTCGGCCTTGAAGCCATCTGCTCGCCGGTCTGTTCAGTACGTCCTCGTCTTCAAGGTACGTCGCGTTCAGCCGGTGAATGACCTTGAGCAGCTTCCCCATCGCGTTGTGCAGACGGGAGTGGATCGCCGAGAAGACGACCATCTGCTGCTCGATGCGGGCCATGATGGTTCCCACCGGAACGTTGGCGTTGTCGTTCGCTTCATCGAGCGTGGTCTTGACAACTTCCTTGCCAGACTCGACCAGGAACTGCATCAGCTCCAGCAGCACTTGGCTCGTCGGGTTGACCGGAGTCGGCATGAAGGTCTTGCGGATATCATCCTGCATGATCCCGCCGTCGATCTCACTGGTCTGGCCCGCCTCTACTCGAACCGATTGACCACCCACAGGACCGGATTTGAGCCTAACCCCGCCGGGGAAATTGTTGATGAGCGCAGAATCGAGTAGGGCGCGTAGTGACCCGGTGGTTGCAGCGGCAATACCCCCGAGTACTTGAGGAGCGCCGATAGGCATGGCCCCGCGCCAGGGAAGGAACGGCCACTCCACGATATGCACCAGAGTTCGTCTCTTGTTCGTCGTCGTTCTCGTCCCAGTTTCGGTAGACACTCAACACCTCGCGCGTTTCTTTGTCGATTGAGATCAGGTACGGCGCTGGGCCTTGATCATCAGCGTCGTCGTTGTCGTCGCTCAGGTCAATCTTGCGGTTGTCGTCTGGACGACGTACTGGACGTCGAACTCAAGAACACGTCCTGACGCCGTCCTCGTTGAAACTTGTCTCTGACTTGCCTTCGATCTTGTCGTTGGCTCGCTCGGCTTGGTCTGGTCCGGGGCGAGGTGACCATGCGCAATCGTGTCAACGTCACGGTACCATGCCGCTTCGCACTCGGTCAGTCGAACGTGAACTGATCGAGCTTCTGAACGTGAGCCTTGCGCGGCGCACCGTAGAAGCTGGTAGCAGCTGAACGGAATCACCATCTCGTCAACCCACACCGGCTCATGCTGTGGGCCTTTCGACGCTTCGGTCCTGCCAGAACTTCGAGTACTGCACGCCGCCCATTGGCACTTGAGTCAGGATCTGCTCCAGCTCATACCGCATGCTTGGGCAGCTGCTCAGTCATCTGCCAGTTCATCCAGCGAACCTTGCGCTTCGCCTTCTCCAGCTTCTTGTCGTCAGGCTCGCCGATGACTCTTGTCCTTGCACCGGGCCACCGGCAGGCCATAGCTCTTTGATCGCTCGTAGCCGCTGAAGTCGATCGCTACCTCGGCAATCAGTCGGGTGAGTCACCTTGCTCGCGCCCTCGAACGTCGCCCCACCTGGGGCGTCATTGGCGAAGCCGGTACGCTTCAGGCCTTCCTCGTACTGCTGGTCGCGCTTCGTTCTCGCGGTGACGTCCTTCTCGAACAAGTCCATCAGCTTCACCGCGAGTTGCTATGTCTGTTGCCGGATCAAGCTCTGGCTCATCCACATCGAAAGACTGCAGGATAGTGGACTCTGTACTCATGCCGCACGAGCCAAGTAAGCTTGAGAAACAACCTTTAACACTTCTTCACCCCAGTTACTTAAAGCGGTATTAATTGCGCGAATAACAACCCTGCAATTATCTTTCGTATAGTCACCACCAGCCTTGACTCTGTCTACTGATGCTCCAAATGGACTTGAGACATCCTTACTGAAAGGCAGATTAGTCAACTCACACCTTCCGATCTCAAGCTTCTTGGTTATCCAGGCGTCATCAGGCACCTTGCCCTGGCTGCGCTCGGCGGCGTCCGTGGCGATGTCCGTGTTCGGGTCGTCCTCGGGGTCTTCCATGTCGAACGACTGCAGTATAGAACTCTCGCTACCCATTACGCGGTCCTTTTTTCAGTGTGGAACAGGAAGTGGGGTGACATTCTCGGTCTGTACCTGAAACGCCATTTCCTGTCGCCAACTAGCAATATGAGAACGAACCCGCCAGCCACCAGCGTGATGTTGAGGCCGCTCTTTATTGGGTAGCCTTCCGGCCTTAAGTGGATCATGGTTTAGCTTGCGTAAGGGTTGGTTATTATACGGCCATCGGCCTGGTGATCTTCTTTGATCGTACCGGCCTTCTTCTTGGCGTTCTTCTGGTCGAGGTGGTGCAGCCAGTACCAGTCTATGACGTTGATCCCCTGGGTGGCGCTGTCGTACAAGTCGTCGTGTACCACGCTACCCTCGCCGCTGTAGCTACACACCTGCTCCACCAGCGGCTCAGCCCAGCTCATGAACTTGGGTTGACCCTCCTTGGTGAGCGTCGGGCTGTCAGGCACCCAGATGATGCCGTCCTTGAATATCGGGCTCACGAAGTGACCGCGCTGCAATTTGTCGTCTGTGGGGTTGAATTGGACCGTAGAGATGTCGCTCTTAGCCAACATCTGCCTAAGGCTCTTACCGGATGCCTTGCCCTCGATAACGATCAGGTCTACCGGACGACCACCTAGCTTGGGCGCCATCTGCTTACGGTAGGCCTTGGGGATGGTCCCGGGAAGGATGATGGGGCGCTGGCTCAGGTTGCTGCCGTAGCGCACCCGCTCCGGGTTGCTCTCTGCCTTGACGCGGTCCACTAGATCGGGGAAGCTCAGTCGCTCCGCCCAGCTGTCAAGGAGCATTATACCAGGCTTGCCGCTGGGTAGCTTGAAGCACCCCCAGACGGAGCACGCCGTTGGGTCAGTCACCTGGGTCTTCTTGTCGTGATCCTCCTCGCTCAGCGCCGTATCCAGGCTCATCACGATGAAGTGGAACTCGGGCAGCGGTCGGTCCGCGGGCCAGTGCTTGATCCAGCTACGGCTGATGATCCCGCCATCCTCGGCGTCGATCAGCTCCGCGTACACCTCCTGCCGTCCGATCTTGGTGCCGTCGTACTTCAGGATGCGGCGGCTAAACTCGGGGCTCAAGTTGGCTGAGTTGACGTGCGTGGACGCCTTCGTCATCACGCTGTCCTCGTCCGCCACCAGCCGCTTCACCAGCGGGCGCGGCTTCGGCGTGGTCGTCACCAGGATGCGGGTGTCCTGCCCCAGGCGGACGGACATCACCATGGTGTCCCAGACTTCCTCGGGGTCAGCCTTGCCGCCCTCACCCCAGGCCGCTACCTCGTCGCAGTTATGGACTAGGATGCCGTTGGCGAAGAACTCAGGCGACCCCTGCACCTTCAGGTTGTAGACGGCGTGCTTTCCTGGCAGCGGACGAACATGCAGCACGGCGCTCAGGGTCGCGGTTGCGGCGGCGCTCCATGCATTTGAGGCTGCAGGTAAGGCGAGGTTTTCCATTTGATCTTGATTGAAACACTGCACCACACTCGACACACTCGCACTCGATGTATGTAGCGGCAGCCCATTGCTCTTTGGCTGCACGGCGTACGGCTTCTTTTTGGTGCTCGCCATTAATTCTGCCAGCAGTATGAATACGGTTGTGCTCGGCCCTTGACATAGATTCGAGATTAGACGGGACGTTATTGCTTTTGTCTTCGTCGCGATGGTGGACAATGAAGCCATCAGGGACCGGACTAATCTCCCGCTCATGCATCGTAATGTGAAGGTACTCTGTGACCTTGTGACCTTCTGCACGTGGTCCGACTCGGTAGCGTCTGTAATAATATCCGTCTGAACGCCTAAGCCAGCGCTTACCGTAGGCAAGCACATGACGTGATGATGTTGGGTCAGGTTTGACAAGCATATAAATCCTTCCTCTTTCGTCCATATAGGGTGCTCCATTGTACCGTGTATGGAATGACCCGTATCTGTCATTACCTCGATTAGGTCAGCAGCGGGATTTGTCATTCCAGCCCACTCGACCATGCGCGCTCCATCGCGCGTCATCACGTAATCACCAGCCCGCACGCAGTCAAGTCTTTTTGTGGTACCATCACCCATATACACCATGGATGATCCAAGGAGGCACCAGGCTCTGTTCCACTGTGGGCCTCGGGTACGCTGGAACGCCTCAGCGGCTATCCCGCCTATAATGTTCCCGTTCATCATCTCGATGCGCGGCGCCGGGGTCTTGTTGTAGGACTTCAGTAGGCTCGGCGGTATCACGCTCACCAGGCCGCTGTCGCCCTCGAAGCAGACATCGCGCAAGTCACCCTTGGTAGGCGCAACCACCAGGCTGCGGTCAGGCTTCCCGGGGCCGTTAGGCGCAGCCATCGCGGCGGACATACCGGTCCACTCGCTGCCGACGCGCGTCTTACCGCTACCACGACCCGCCAGAATGATCCAGTTGGACCACTGCCCTTCGGGGACTACCTGGAACTCGTGACGGGCGTCTACCCAGCGGCACATCCAAGCCAGCCGCTCGGCGTCCTGGTCGTCAAGCAACGACAGCGCCTGACGTACCTGGTCACGGGTGAATGACTGCCGCAGCCCTACTTCGAGTATCTCGTCAGCGCTTGGCATCCATAGCTGGTCCGCGGCGCTCTGTCAGGCTGAATCTCTCTTGGTAGTACTTGCGGTCGGCGGCGGTGCGCTGGAACGCCAGCAGGGCGGCGTACACCTCGGTCACAAGCGCCAGGTTGTTCGCCAGCGTCTCGTGGCCTGCGGGGTCACTGTCTATGCCGTTCGGTGTCATGCGGATGCACTCCCCGGTCAGGTCTCGGGTCATATCCACGATCTGGTGGCGGAGCGATACCGCATCGAAATGCCGAATCAGCCTGATACACAAACCACGGCTGTCCCTGGCTTGAGCAGCGGCAATGATTGCCTCCTCGAATCGCACATATGCCTGCGCGCACTCACGCTCTGTGTTCACTCGGTGACCTCCGATGTGTCTACGTAGCTGCCACGCTCCCCGGTACGCTTCAGGTAATCCGTGCCGCCGTCGACCGCGAAGCTCCACGTCGTTTCGCCGGGTACGTCCACGATCACGTCGCCTTCCCACTTACGCCTCTGCGCGGGCTTCACCTTGCAGTAGTGGACATTGAAGTCGTGCCGGTGCACTGACTCGATCTCTTCGTTGCAGTGCACACACTTGGCGCTGTTCCTGAGGATGGTCACGGCGCCAACCTCGCCAGGGCGCGCATGGCGGCGCCGTACTCCCGGGCCGCGGCCAGCAGCATCCGCGTGGCTATCAGCCGGTCATAGTCGCTACCCTCCGTTAACTTCTCAGCCTGGCGGATCAAGTTGGATGCGGCGGTCTCGACTCGTTCGTAGGCATGGCGTGTGCGCTCCGCTGATGTGAGTTTCTGTCTGCTCATTTGCTGTCTCCATTGCTGTCCCAGGTGGGAGGGTGGTTGTGGCAGCCCCATTCGCACTGCTCGGCGGTCCACCAGTTGTGGATGGCGGACGGGTAGTGCTTGCACCGCCAGAACGCCTGAGGCTGCTCAGGCTCGGCAAACGCCCTGTTTAGGATATCAGAGGCCATCCTTTTCTCACGCTCGCCCCATTGGACGTCTGCGGCGGTCAGGTAGGGTCCGCCAGCGGTGCGGATGGGGACTCCGCCGATACGCGCGTGCGTGGAGGTGGCTGGGGTTGCGTCTTTCGCAGCTACAGCATCACCGATCAGCTTAAACCCACCCCCTGCGGTATCCATAGCGTAAGGGCTGCCATTATGATAATCCTGTAGGGTGCGGTACACAAACCCACCAGGGCCACGCACAGCATCGCAGCCGTACCAGCCGCATTTCTGTGCCCCGGCAGCCGTATTATCAAACCATGCGTGCTTATGCTTACCGACGTCGGGCCCCTGAGTGTGGCGAAGGTCGTTATCCTCTGCGCGGGATCGTAATGGTTCTGGCTTATTACAGCCACAAGACGGGTACTTACCATCTGCGAGCCTGACTACGTTATGCCTCTGGCACTCGCTGGTATTGCAGCGCGGGGTGCGTCTGCCTGTACGCGGCACCATACGGATGGGGGTGCTCTGTATCCTGGATCTGTGGCTTACGCCAGTCGTCGCGCTCGGCTTGCGGCTTGATGGCCTTTGGGGCGTCCTCAGCCTTACGCTGAGCCTTACGCTGGTCGCCGCGCTGAATCGCTATCCAGGTCATGGCGTACCCAATGCTCACTGGGGGCGCAGGGATGTTGCCGTCGACGTACGGCTTCATCCACTTCATCAGCTGATCCAAGATCTCTGTGTCGTTCATACAGCACCAAACAGCAGCCCCAACAGGCCGCACGCGATAACGAGTAGTAGCAGGGCTACGATAGTGGCGAACACTCCAAATGCCACCAGTACCGTGGTCCTTACGGCGTCAACCAGGAACCATCCAAGGCGCTTCATTGGCCCGTGACTCCAAAATAATGGGAGATCCGTCGCGCATTGTCATTTTGACGTACACGGGCTGGGGTGAGTCGAGATACCACCTGGAGCGCTTCGGCGAACGCTGCGCCACCATAGCGAGTACTGGGGCCGCTGCCGCTCCAACGGTGAGAGCGATGAAGCCAAACATCTGCCGCCGGTTCATTTGATAAGCTCCAGCGCACGTTGCGCGATGGCGTCGACTGTGCGGGCGGTTCCACTGATTGAGTACTGAGACTGCTCACGAATATCCTCCAAGGCCTTTTTGGCCTGCTCTAGCTGCCACCGTAAATTCTGCTCTGTCGGGTTTTGCATGTCACGCTCCTGGGTTGAGGCTCAATAGTGGCACGTTCGGCGCCTGATTGTCAACCACCAGTTTGACGTACCCGCGCGGCTCGACGTCTACCTTACCGGGTCCGTACCATCTGCAGCCGTCAATATGAAGTCTAGCACGCATCATCATGCGCTGTGTGTCAATGTCCTTGTAATAGCTAACTTTTTCGATGTTTCGCCAGTACAGATCCGGCTTCGGGTTGCCGCGTCCGATAACCCCACGGATCGTGTCCAGTGCGTTGATGAACTCGCACGCCAGTTTGTGCTCCCACATGGCGGCGTAGTCCCCGTACGCGCCGAATTCGTAGCTCGGGGCTCGCTGGGTGTACAGCAGGGTGACGTACGGTCGCGAGCCGACGCGTGGCAGATCGACCTTACCCGGAGATGTTCTGGATCCCCGGGTGACCGTCGGCGTACTTACCAGGGTACCCCATCTTTGTGTTGAAGGTGGCCTCGGCAAAGGTGATGACGTCGGCGAGATTCACCACTGCATCTCGACAGGAGCCCATTCCTGCATATCTTGATCCAGATACATCAGCTTGTATAATCTGGGCGTGCCATCCGGGTGCAGCAAAGTCGCTGTCGGTACCCAGACGTCGTCCTCGTCAATCTCGACCCATTTTAGCTTCACTGTATTCCCCTGCACGCCATCGTGTTGATTGTGTCCATCACCGCTTTGATCTCGATCCGACTCATGGTTCGGTCGTGGCGCGGTATCTCCTGCCAGACGCTCTCGGTAGAGCCGTGGATGACTTCCTTGAACGGATCCTTGCTGAGTGCAATTACCTGTAGTTCGAGTATCTTCATCTGCTCCTTCAGCGTCTCGATCTGCTTGTACAGCGTCGCGCCGTTAATATTCACCGCGTGCCAGAACAGCTTCCCGGCTTCATCAAAAGGTCCCCGCGTCACCCTAACCTGGCCGCCCTGCTCGATGACGATCAGCGGCCCGTCGGGGCGCTGCTCTATCTGCAGAGCAACGCCGCCGGGGGTGTTGACGTACTCGACCTCAGGTGCCGTCATCGTGGGTGTCGATGAACTGTTGCGACAAGCCAATCGCCCACTCCCTAGCTTCCCGCGCCGACAGGTGCGCAGTGCCGTCCAAGCGCTCGATAGGATCCCCGTTTATCACGCCTTCCAGGGTACAAACCACGCAAACGGCGTCCTGCACCACCTTCTCCAGGCGGGCCCGGTCGTGGTACAGCTCATTCAGGAGCGCGTTCGTGCGGGTGCGCTCGGCCTTGACGGCTGCGCGCTCTTCCTCGAACTTCTGGGTCGCGTACGCCACGCCTTCGTTGCGGGCATTGGCTATGGCGTCGGGCAGCACCGCGGACTTCTGCACAGCCTTTTTGACCTCGTCATTGAAGCGGGTCTTCACCTCGTTAAATAGCACCCATCCGCCGTCAGGATCAGGCATCCAAGTACCATCGACCCATGCGAAGCGCTTGATCTTTTCGACCGCCGTATCTTGGTGTTCCTGCATGGCGCAAACAGCCTCGTACCTACTCATAACTCATCCTCCTCATGTTGTGCTCACCCATCGCTGGGACTGCACGGATTATAGCATCGAATTCACGCGCGTCAACACCTTCCGGCGGCGGTGGCGCCGCCAGCGGCTTGAACGCGTAAGATCCTGAGATGCGCGGCTTGCGCCACGGGTGACTACTTTGGTTTCTCAATGTCCTGCTCCTTTTTCACATGTCGAATCGGTTTAGCTTTGCCCGCTTTCTTCTTCGGTGCGGCGACCAGTGCTTTAGCTGGTGCTGGCTTAATCTCCTTGCTCTTGCCGGTCATGCTCTTGGATGTCGCCAGCCCGCTCAGTAGCTTGTTCAGCACCTCCCGCGCGCTCCCGACTTCCTCGGTCTTGATCGGGGCGCCGTCTGGATCCCCGGAGAGCTGCTGCTTCTTCGCCCACTTCGAGCGGTTGTGCAACGCCAGCCAGTTCGTGGAGGCTTTCTCGTTCCCCGCGATACCCTGGTAGTACAGGCTCCGGGACAGGCTCGCCTGGCACAACTGGAACGCGGTCGCTATCTCGCGCTCGAACAGCACCTGTAGCCGCTCCTTCGAGATGCCCATGACAATAGCCACGTCCTCGTTGCTGAGGCCTGAGGCTGCCAGGTCGAACACGATCTTGCGGTGCTGGTCCGTGACCAGATCCTTGAGCGGGGTCCAGCCCTTCATCTCCATCTGCAGATCTTTGCCGCCACCCAAGGCGAGGAAGCGCTCGTGCTGAATATTCAGCTCGCGTACGTAATCTGATTCCTTGTCGTCGTCTGCCATGTTGGCTGCCGTGTTGCTGGGAAGTGCTCATTATACCATGCTTTCCAGCGCAGTGCGGGCCTTGAAAATGTAGTCGCTGACCCGGCGGGTGGCGTCGCCGTCGTATTTTAAAAGGTTGCCATTGGGGGCCACGGTCCAGACTTGCACCAGGCTACCGGACTGCCATAATCGCCAGGCGGCGACCTTCATCTGCTTGTGCTGTGACGCCAGATACCTGCCGCCGTCGTCGCCGTGGCGACCCACGAGGGCGTATCTTTTCTCTGTCATGCTCATGAGTTTAACTCCGCAGCGATACCGTCGCGGGTTTCAAGCGCTGCATTGATAATTGCCGCCAATTCCAGCTCTGATATGTGTGCTTCGGAGTGGTTGCCGCGCTTGTTAAATACCTTGCGCGCCACCGCGTCGGCTATCATTTCGTTGGTTGGCATTCCGCTGGGGCTCTTAATTATTTCATTCTCCTGTTGACCTGGGGGCACTGTATAGCACCCCCAGGATGGCGTCAACTACTTTTATTATCTCAATTTCTTTACCCATCTTTGTTTTGGCTGCTGCGGCTGATCTTGTCGCCTGTTTGGCTTTGACTTACTTGTCCAGCTACCACCGCCAGACACTCCATCCATAATCCATCCTGATGCTTTCAGAGATACCCCAGGCTCAGTGTCGAGAATAAAAGTCTGTATTTTCTCGTACCCAAGTTCTTTACCGACGCGAGCAGCTGCGGCATATAATATGGAGCATGCATTCTGGGTGCCGTCAGTTACAAGTCTGGTTACCTCTAGCACCTTGCTAGCGTCTGTCAGACGCGCCACTGGGCGACCTATCGAGGCGCCTCCCACCAGTTTTCCTTCGTGCTCTGCGCCAATAGAGAAACGGTGGCCTTGCACCGGTTTGTGGTGTCGGTGTAAAGCAGCGACCAGTTCATTCAACGCCTTTAGTTCGAGCGGAACGATTCTCATAGCGTGAGTTCTATTAAGATAGGCCACGCCAAAAAATCAATGCTCTCTCGACTCATACGTAACGCTCCTGAAACGCTGCTAGCGCTTTCTTATACTGGTCGTCCGCCAATTGCTTGGCGACGGTCGCGCGTTCCAGTTCATGAGCCGCACTCAACAGACCAGCATTTACCGGGTTTCGGTGCTTCACATCGTTTATTTCTAATTTGTAATTTTTCATCTTAATCTCCTTGGTTAGTGGAGTCGACTATACAGCATCCGCTGGCGGTGTCAACTCCTCGAACGCATCTATTTGCGCGCTCCTGGCGCGGGCCGCAGCCTCGTGACGCACCTGGCGCCGGACGGCTGTTTCCATGGCCTGACGAAACTTCACCGGCTCCTTGGCGGCGATGGCGCTGTGCGGGACGCAGTAGGACTTCCCACGGACCTCGTAGACAGGTCTTGCCTGGCAGGGCGCACCACGGCGCCCTCCAGACAGCTGCACCCCGTGGCAGAACTTCTCGGTCATACGGTGATCTCCTCGATAAGCTCTGAGGTTGGCGGGGTAGCCTGAGCCGCGATGTACTCGCGGGCGTCCTCCAGGGTAAGAGACCCGTACCGGTACCCGCTGGCCTGACCCGCGATATACTTGTCCGCCTCGTAGACGTTGTACATGGTCATCCTTATGTCAAACTGGTTGCTCTCGCGGCGAATCATGAATTTCATTTCTGTCTCCTGTGTTTGTTGAGCTACGATGGTAGCAGGTTGAGGTGCTGGAGTAAAGCGATACGATCCCGGCTTAGGCCGCGCATCTGCGCCACCACACCGGCTTCGTTCAGCGGCGCCAGACCGTGATCCTCGGCGGCGCGGGCCTGCTTCAGCGCGGTCTTGCCTCGGAACACAACGCCCATATAAAGCGGGTCGTTGCTAAGGGGTCGAATGTCACCGTGGAACTTCATTTTCATCTCCGCTCAGTTGTCGATGTGCGTACTCTACCGACCCCCGGCGCAGCTGTCAACACTTTTTCGCAACGACATTATCAGCGCCACCGCGTTACCGGCTTCTGCCCGTACCTGCGGTGCAACATGGTACTGCTCCCAGCTCTTGACAACGGCGTCCGTGAGCGCTGCGAGCTGGTTCAGGACGCGGTCGGCCTTGGCGTACAGCTTCGCCGGGTCAATATCTGGGGCGTCTTGTGACACGAACGAACCACTCCTGAATTTTGGTACACCACGGGCGTGATGTTCTGTAGATATTCGTTTGATTCTTGCGAGTGCGTACACCTCATTTTGCAGAGCTATCGCGCGGTCGTACGCCTTCTGGTACTCGACCTTCATCGCCGCAAACCCCTTGTGACTCTCCTGAGAGGCTACGCGGGCCGTAGTCACGAGCGTTGACTGAACCTGAACCTGGCCCTCCAGCTCCGTCACCAGGGTCTTGAGCTTCACGTTCTCTTTGTTCGCCACAGAGATCGTCGCCGACTGCCTGTTCACTTCCGTCAAAAGTGATTGACGCTCGGCGCGCAAGTTTGTTAGCCGCTCGTGCTGCGCGCGCATAGTATCCCGCAAGTCCTTCTTGGATACGAACGAATCTCTGTGTGATGCCATTGACAATCTCCTGCCTCAGACTTTGTTTGTAAACCACGACCGTCTTCCAGTCATGCCGCGGGTTCGGCGCGCTTCCTTGTCGTGTTCCCAGTACCGGCGGGCGACCTTGGCGCGCTTCACCGGGTCGGCATTGTAACCGGCCTCGGTCATTGCCTGGATCCGGTCGTCGCTAAGACGCTTGACCGCGTACCAATTCAGCACCGGCTGCTTGAGATTGTACCACCGCTGGGAGAGCGGCGTCCGTAGAATCTGCAGCAGCGTGTACCCTACTTGCTGCCACGAGGTGACGTATTCATAGTGCTGCAGCCTGGCGATAGTCACCTCGTCGTACTGCTCCTCCAGCCGCTGCGCATAGTCACTGGTCTGCGCCTGCGCAAGTTCGGCCCTGCCCTTGTACTGCTGTACGGCGAACTCTGACACTCGCTGAGCGCGTTTCGCCGCCGCCAGCTCCCGCTTCAGCTTCGTGACCTGGCGCTCCAGGTAAAGCATCTGCTTGCTTTTAGCCATGGGTCACCCGTAGATCAGACCAGCCAGCGCCATGAATCCGACGATCAATATTGCAATAATCATATCATTTTCCTCTGTAGCTTTTCAGTGTTCCGCCGTTCTTCAGGATATAGTACAACACCCCAGTGCTGATGCCAAGCTGTTTCGCTATATCCTTGGCGCGACCCAGCTTCTTGACATCCCGGCGCCAACGCGCTACAGCCTGATCCATGGTGCCGAGTTTACTGCGCGCGTCGTCCCAGGCACGGACTGCGGCACAAACCTCCTGGGTGGATACGGTTATTTTTCTCGTCATAGCTTTCCCTCTCCATCGCGTGGTGAGTCTTCCGGGATATCTTTGGGACAGTCGAACCAGTTGATGCGCTCGTTCGTATCCACCTTGTATCCATAGTTCCAGCATTCCTCGGATGCGGGACATTCTGAGCATGGCTCCCCAAAGCGCCTCACGGTCATTTGCCGTTTGCATCTGTATTACCAGTGAAGGCTTTAAGCGTCGCGAAGTTATCGCCGTCCTCGACGCACACCACGGTACGCAACTCCAACACGTCGCCGACGGCATCTTCCGGCACGGGGTAATCCTCACCGCGAATGTCTGCGATAGAATCGGCTTCCTCTTTGGAGTAGCGGCCAGCCTGGTACACGTCAACGGTGTATCCGCTGCGATTCGGACGAGTGTCCCGGCAAGTAGTGCAGAGATAGGGCGGGTTCGGTAACGGCATCCAATGAGTTGGTTCACAAGATATCGGACCGACGTTGGGCGCCCGTGCATATACCCAGGAATCGTCGTCGGCAGCCCAGTAGACGACAAAGCACTCGTTGCTGTTTTCCACATAAACCAGTACGTCGCTGCCGTCGTCAGGTGCCGTTTTTATCGGTTGCCATTCATTCATCACATGCCTCACTCGAAGGTTAGCTTACGAGCCAGCCGCCACGCTCAAGCGTCACGCACTGCCATACACGTTTGAACCCGCTATCGCGCTTCGCCTGGCGTATGGCCTTGGCGATGGCGTTCGGCGCGCTATCGGCGGCCACCGTGAAAATGTAGTGGTCCAAGTTATCGAAATGCGGCGGCGAACTGCGCTGCACCTTGACCGTCCATGCGTAAATCATGTTTGCTCCGTTTTGGTTTTCGATTGATGGCCGAATGCCTCATTCACACAATCCATGCACACCGGCCCGCGCCACAGAATCCCGTGCGGGCACTTCTCTGGCTCCGCTGGCGTTTCCGAGGTATCGCGTAAGACCGATTTCGCGCACAGCCAAAGTCTATAGTCGCTGCCGCCTTCGTCGGGCTCCCAAGCGTTGACCATGGATCGCAGCGTCGACCTCAGCGTGTCGATGCTGGTCGTTAGCCCGGTGATCTCCGCGCATAGCTCATTTCGCACTTCTCGAACTTCGGCAAGGTCAGCCTCAAGGCTGGTGATATGGTCTCGCGCAAAGTCATATTCTGCGCGCCGCACCCATCTGCCGCCGCGGCCGTTTAACTCACCGTCCGTGTAAAGCCGGCCCTCAAATGTCGGTGCATCTTTCATGACTCATTTCCTCTGTTTTCCAAAGAAGCGCCCAAGCTATTCGGCAAACTCCCCCTGGGCGTAGGAGCTAGCACTCCAGCGTCCGAAGGCGCTGTACCTGCCTGATTTCTGTTCGTTTCCGCCTGTGATGCGCGCAGTTTTTGCAGAACTTCCTGCGCTGCTAATCGCCAGCCTTGATCCTGCGGGGATTCGCCTGGCACCTTGTATTTTGCCCAGTGCTGAGCCCAGTCAAGAAGCTCGGCGCGTGAAACCTCCAGCGCTGCAATGCGAGTTTTGAGTGTATGGATCTCAATGATGTCGATTGCCGTTGCAAAGCCGTTCTTGAGCATTTCGGCGTTCTCGGCGGCGAGGGCGGCGATGCGCTTATCAGCCGCCTCAAGCATTTCGTTGGCATCCTCTTGACTGTAGTCGTATCCGCTCATGACTTCGGCTCCTTTACAGCAGGGAAGCTCACCGCCATCCACCCGGTGTTTCACCAAACAACGCCAGAAGGCTTACGCCGACAGCGGCCACGAATGCAATGATTATCGGGAACATATCAAGTCTCCTCGTTCAGGTTGCGGTCGTTTCGCTCAGTCCAGTGCTGCTTAGACTGCGCCTCGTAGTGCCGGACGTAAGCGTTCTCGCGTTCCTCAGATCCGATACTTGGCGTGAAATAATACGGCTCCTGGCGTCCAGATAATCGTCCGCCACAGTGAACATGATGCACTCGTTGGCCGCTCACGGAAGCACGCTAGAGGAAGTCAGCGCCAAGAAGTAGCCAAGCCCCTTGATCTGGTCAATCTGCGCGCGGTTGAAGGTCTTCACGCCAATCAGGTCGGCGAGCTTTTGCGCGGTTTCGTTCGCCGGGTAAACCAGATTCTTGCCGTACACGCTGCGGACCTCGACCTCCACTATCAACCGCGCGGCTTCGCTGCCAAGCGCCTTCTGCAGGGACTCGCGGGCGGCGACGGACTGCTGCAGCCGCTTGATCTCGTCAATGGCCGACTCCATGCCGTTCTTGCCATTCTCGGTGAAGTCGGGGTTGAATGCCAGCAACTGCAAGAACACCGCGCTCCAGGCGTCGGCTTGGCTCTTGATCGAATCATTCATCATTTCTGCGTTCATCTCAGTCTCCAGTTGTTCGATGGGTGAACTATGCCATGGTCGGATCAGTCAGTCAACAACTATTTCGTGTGTTACAATAACCGGGTAGGTTGACCACATCCCCGCCAAGGACGACGCCAGTCGAGCGTCATACAACCCCGCGCCGTTCCCCACGGTAAGCGGGGTTTTCTTTTACCGGCGCCGGGGAATCCTCTCGGGCTGCTCCAGCTCCAGCTTCGTCTCCAGCACGATGTCCTCGACCAACAGGTCGATATCCGGGTAGAACCGCTGCCGTACTGATATGTACGATCCGTACGGCAATCTGCTTACTTTCCAATTACTTACGATCATCTCACTTCTCCGTCAAAGGCAACCACTGGACGCCAGGTGCTTTCATTTCTATGAGAATCTGAACGACCCCTTCCGCGAATTTAATTAGTACGGCGTCGCTGGCGGCGCTGGCGGCGTAGCTGGCGTAGCTGGCGCGCTGGCGGCGCTGGCGGCGTAGCTGGCGTAGCTGGCGCGCTGGCGGCGCTGGCGGCGTAGCTGGCGCTGGCTGGCGTAGCTGGCGGCGCTGGCGGCGCGCGGGCGGCGTAGCTGGCGGCGTAGCTGGCGGCGCTGGCGGCGTAGCTGGCGGCGTGGCGGCGCTGGCGGCGCTGGCGGGCGGCGCGGGCGGCGTAGCTGGCGGCGTCTAAATTCTTGGCCGCCGCGCAAGCCTCTGCATGTTGTAGTATGGATGAATTACCCTTTGCAGACAAGCGAAGCGCATCTGCTACGGACGTATTCAATACCAATAGAGATACCTTCTCTGCAAACTCGACCTCGTTTAGAGTATCTTTCGATCCAAGCTGTGCCAATCCCAGGCGACGGAGCCCTTGAGCGCGAGCGGAATCAGACGACCAAACTGCGTCATTCAGAGTAATTTTGAGACTCCGTAGCGCCTGAGAGACGCAGCCCGGGTCATCCCCGTGCGGCAACCCTAGCGCATAGCACACAGCGGCTTCAACGCACATCTGACCCGGTACCGGATTACCGACCCCCGACGTTAATCCAGAGTCAATAGTCGACAGTACTTTCTTCGCAATTTCGATATCAATTTTCATCTCGCTCTCCGTTTATTTGTGAATATTTGTCAATTCGTCGTACAACCACCACCCAATATACACAGCCGACGCCATGACCGCAAGGGTGGCGATTGCTGCGCAGCACCACCATTCAAGCGCGTCCTGGGGACCGTCAATCACCCTGATAGACCGGCTTCGAGTACTCGTCGGTCTCCTCGTCCAACTCGGTCGCCAGGTCGGGGTACGCCAAATTATCCAGCGCCTGCCGCGCGTCGTCGCCCCAGAGCGTCTTTACGCGCCCACGCCCATTGGCGGCCACCTCGGTAACGGTCGCCACTCCTAGGGCCTCTACGTCGGTCCTGTCACCGAACACGGTCCCGAACAGCAGCTCCTCCAGGCTACCGGCCCGGCGGACGGGGTGCGGGCGCAGCTCCAGGCGCTTCCGCGGTACAAAGTTGGGCTGGTTGCTGACGGGTGTCAGCTCCAACAGGAAGCCGGTCTCGCCGACGCGCAGAGGGTGCCGTGCGTCACCGGCCCACTTTGAGTCGTACGTGCTCTCGATGTGATTCTTGATTGTCGTCATAGTTCTGATCTCGTGTGATAACCCAGTTCAATTGCGTGGTCTTTGCAGACCGTCTTCACCCACCCGCCGTTGGACATTACTATCCCGGCGCTCCCGCACATCTCGCACGTCCTTGCGCTTTCCACCTCGGCGGCCCTCACCGCGTCCTCGAAGTCGTCCCACTGCTGCTCAGTACCCGGATCTCCAGGGTAGTAGTAAAACCGCAGCTGCGCAAATTTTTCTTTGATCTGCTCGACGCTACCGCCCAGCTCGGTGCAGCGCTTCACCAGCGGATCGATTATCTTGTTCCAGCCTGGTCCGCACTCACGGAACACAGAAGTATTACTTAAATCCATGCCATCCTCCTCTTTTCTTTGTGCGCAATCTATGGCAATTAGAGCATACCACATCGCATTTTTCTACTTCCTTTATTAGCTCCTCGATTGGTATCGAAGGGCTGGCAAACATAGTTCCAAGGACTCCACATTTATTTTCTCCAGGCCTGTGATCGAAATCCATGCAAACAGGATCAAATGTATTTAAACAGTCAGAGCACGGAACTGATTTTAGCTTATCCCTAAGTATAAGCCTCTCTATGAGTCTCGGACGATAGTAGGTCAGCCCGGTTCTTGCTCTTCTTTCTTCTCTGGCCTTCCTTACCTTTGCCTTGTAGTATTCTGGCCGTTTCGCGTATCTATTTCTGTTTCGGCAATTTCCAGAGCAAAATTTTCTTCTGCTACTTACACCAACCATTTCCGACTTACACCACGCGCAAAGCATCTTTCTTCTCTGGTATTCGTTTGAAGTGCGTGATGCACCATTGCTCGTACGAAAATCGGTCATAGCTCGTAATCCGCACCGCACCGCCAATGAGTTTTACCAGGAGTCTTTCGCCCTGCTCAGGTTGCTCGTCCAGGATATCGCGCCATTCGTTTGTCACGATTCAGTATATCACGCCAGGTACGCCGAAATGTCCTTCGGCGGCGACTTCGGTTTGCTACCGTGCTCCCCCAGCGTCAACCCGGCGCCAACCAGATCCGCCATCAGCCGGTCGCGCGGGGCGCCGTCCTTGACGTGCAAGAACACATCCTGCACGTACTCCACCGGAATCGCCCAGCATCGCGCACATCTCGATGCGGGCGTGGTCGGTGTTCGCCTTGAACACCCACTGCTCGCCCTTGCGCATGTACGTGACGTCGCTCATTCTTCGCCGTACGTGATCTCGTTACCGTCGGCGTCGTAGAACGGCTGCTCCTCGGGGAAGAAGCAGTCCACCGGTTTGCCGTTGTACTCCGCCTTGAATACCCAGCCGCCGCCAGACTTCTTCGTGAAACCGATCCGCGCGAGAGCCTCCCACATCCCGATGGTGTCGATTTTTTCCCACTGCCGTATCCGGTAGAACAGGATGTCGGCGTCCTTGCGGGGCCCGACCTTGTACAGGCTGCCGCCGGTCAGAGCCACATGACACCCGTACTCTGGGCACACGCGCTCTATCTCGACGCACATACGGATGGCGTCCTCCTGCGTCCAGGGCTTTGCGGATGGCGAGGTGGCTCCGCTGTTCGTAATGAAAATGCTCATGTGAATTTCTTCCTCGCCTGCCACAGGTCAATCATCGCACGGAACGAGCGCCAGCCGTAGGTCTTCTCGTCCTCGTCCCATTCCTTCACGATGAACAGCCCGGGCTTCGTGGAGGAGACGAAGATATTGAACAGCCGGGTCTCGATGGGATCCCCGAACAGCCCCTCGGCGTACGCGGTGAGCTGGCTGCAGTGCTCGTCGTACGCGAGTTTCTTTTTCGGGTCGTCAAAGTCCTTGCACTTGTAGTCCAAGACGACGGACGGAAGCGTCTCGTGCGTGCCGTGGAGGTCGACCTTGCCGCCGTACTTCAGCTTGCGGTGCGCGAAGCTGCGCTCGACGCTCCAGGTGTAACCCGGGAAGTTGTCGTTGAGCCAGTTCAGGATCGGCAGGATGTACTCTTCGTCCTCGACGGTGCAGTCCTTGTGCAGCGCCATTATCGAGACGCTCTTCTCCAGCAACCCGTGCAGGTACGTGCCACGGTCGGCGGCTGCTCGAACCTGCTGCTTCGAGTCGTCCAGCGCACGGGCCATGAACGTCTGCTCGTCCTCACCGGCCAAACGGGGCAATGTGAGGCACGCCATCATACCCTGCTGCACGAGCCACTGGGTAAGCTGCGGCTTAGCCTCTACGCTGGCGATGGTCGTGACCGACGGCACCAGGTCGAGCTTGCGCGCGTCGGCGAGTGTGGTATTTCTGACTTTGCCGTTCGCGCCGATGACCGTGTACGCGGGCTCGCCGGTCTTCGTGTACCAGTGCGAGCTTTCGCTGGCGAAGTCGTTTTTTGTGACGGTGATGGCGGCCAT